TGGGTAGATCCTTTTGGAGTGATTTTATGTCAGGATAGACATAACAATCATCTTCTGTATACTGCCTTCCTACTGCATTAAAGTGGAATTTTATCTGTGTTATGTAACCATTGCCTACTGGATTAATGAGTATCATGATATTCCTCCGTATAAGAATATGCTGTGAATTTAAGTCCTAATGACTGTGTCATGTAGTTAACTGCCCTTATTGCCCCTCCTAATGTACTGTAAGACTTAGTCATCAGGAGATTAGCCCCATTCTTCTTACTAACTGCCCAGTAGATAATACCTCTATAAGTAGACCCATCTTTGTTTATCTTTACTACACAGTTAGTAAAATACTTGCGTTCTTTACCCTTCATTGTCTGTGGACTCATTTTTACCCTCCTCTTCCAGCGTAATAGGCTTCTGCAGGCTTATGTCTAATACCTGCCTTTTTACTTCAGCTAACAGTTCTCTGTTCTTGAGTGCTTCATCTACTTCTGCCAGATTTTTGAAAACGTTTTCACCTATCTTCCAAGAAGAGCCAACTCTCTCTATAATACCTATCTTCTTTGCATACGCTGTAATCTGTTTCTTCTCAAGGAGCTCTCCTTTACTGCCTTTACCCTCAAAATCACACATAAGGATCTCAAAAGTCCCTTCTGTCTTGTCCAGACCAAGCTTATTCTTCTCTATCTTGATCTTGTACTCATGAACTACAGGGATACCCTTAAGTTTAGTATTGCCTATATAGGAGAACTTAACATCCAACGTCCACATGAACTCTTTCATCTTTCCACCTGGCTTAATTACAGTAGCTACAAACCCTCCTTTAGCCATAGATGCTATTGTCTGATTGATAATAAGCATAGTAAGTGGATTGTTTGTTTTTCTCCTAAGTCCTTGAGCTGGGATTATCTTCCTAAGTAACTTAACCACCAACTTAGGATGAAGTCCCATAGTATCCTCTTCTGCGTTCTTCTCTGATATACCAAGAGGAGTCATCATTGCTAATGAATCCAATGCAATAAGACCTACATCCTCTGTATTGGCATAGTCCAAAGTGATATTAACTCCCTGCTCACCATAGTCAGGAACTACTACTATCAGTCTGTCCAGATCTTTTATAAAGGCAGATGCCCATTCTGGGTCAAAAGTAGCTTCATAATCGAATAGAACTGCCTTTTTATCTGGATTTGCTGCCAAGTAGTTGCCTATAACTTTATACATGGTCCCTGATTTGAAGGAAGACTTTTCTCCATAGAACTCTGTTATTCTACCCTCTGGGATACCTCCTCTTGTGAGGATGTCAAACTCCAGTATCCCAGTAGGAATTCTTCTAACAGAGAACTTCTCCATCTGGTTACCCCTATGGATTATCTTGAGCTCTTTGTATTTCTTGGTTACGTCATCTGAAGTCTCTATTTCTTTAGTCATTTTTCTCCTTTCCTACGATTTCGTAACTCTTTCGTAGTACGACATCACTTACACTATGACTTGTACTACCACACTGAATCTGCCATCCATGACAGGTTTTCTTGGATACAATAGCTATTTTCCCATTGTGCTTATTCTTAAGCCTCATACCTCGTCTAAGCTGGTTAAGCATACTTCCCCCTATATCAGGATGTCATCGTTTGAGTTCTTTTTCCCTTTAGAAATAACATCTTTCCCTGTGATACTGTCAATCCTCTTATCTACATACTTGATAAGATCTGTAGTTACCTTCTGGTATTCTTCATTCTCATTTATTTCTACCTCTACCATAAGGTCAAACCTCTCAGATTCAAAGTTGCCAGTATTGACTGTAACACCCTTCTTGTAGCTTACTTTCGTAACATTCATCTTATCTCTCCTTTATCTCATAGCCTTTTGAGAGGTAAAACCTCTTCCTTACTCCATACCAGCTGTTCATCATAGTGCTTCTGGTATCTAAGATATCTACTACTAATGGTTCTTTAGCTGTAACACCTCTAAGAATACGTCCAGTAGCTTGTTCAACCTCTGCTCTAGGCGTAGCGAAGATGACCGTATCTCTATCAGGCAGATCAGCCCCAAGACCAGCACTGCCGTAAGTAGCAAGGATAATATCTCGTGTGTGACCACTTTTCTTCCCTCCTGTGAACCACCCTAAAGGAATAGTTCCTAATTGTTTTTTGATATAATTAAGCTGGTCTAACCTATCAGATAAGACAAGGATCTTCCTCCCTTTGCTATGGGCAGCTGTTATTGCCATTACTATCAGCTTATTGCGGGAGGGTCTAGTAGCTATATGAGTAGTATAAGCACCTATATTGAACTCACCACCAAATACATATCTAGAGTGATTTCCGTCTAAGTCCTCATATTTCAGGACTAAAACTGTTGGTTTTATAGTCTGCACTATCCCAGTCTTGATTACTTCTCCTATATGAGCCTTAAAAATGGGCTCCATGCCATCTTTTCTCTTAGGAGTAGCAGATAGTCCCAGCCTATAGGCACTATTGAAAAGCTTGCCTGTTTCAGAAAAAGTAGGAGCTCCCAGCCTATGAACCTCATCCCAGATAACCAAGTCAAACGCATTATACATCCCACTTGGGTATTTACCCTTCTTAGACAGACTATGGATCATACCAATAGTTACTGGTCCTCTATAATCACACTGATTCTGGACAACAGTACCTATATTGTCATCAGTAAGATCTGAAAACGTTTTCAGACGTTCTCTCCACTGAGTCATTAAGTGAGAAGTAGGGACTACAATGAGGGTCTTCAGACTCATCATCTGTATAATAGCTATTGCAATTACTGTCTTCCCTGTCCCAGTATCTGCCTTTATAATCCCTCCATCTTTCACTTCAAAGTGTCTGAGGGTTCTATTAAAGACATTCCTCTGTTCAGGTCTAAGCTGGCAATTTAGGTTAAAGTTAATTAACTGGTGTGTATGCTGAGTTTCATGTGGTACACAACCACGTGGAACATTTATAGTTCCATCGGGTAACTCTTCGTATAATATGACTTTTTCTTCTGAATAGGTATTTGTAAGAGTAAGTTTTCTCTTAATTTCTGCCTTTTCTGCTTCGCTTACCCTTAGCTGGATCATTGCCCCGATAGTTAAAACGGTCATTTCCCTCTCCTTCTTTTAATCCTATTTGATCTCTAAACCAGGCGGTATGTTCCAAACTCTCTCTACCCATCTCTTCTTTATCTTCGTAGGAGGGGTCAAACTCTTTTACAGCCTTTACTCTGCCCATAGGGTCATAGTAAGTTACTTTTGTTTTAAACATTCTCTCTCCTTTAAAATGAGGGGGGAAGGATCGGACTTGTTTCGAGCAAGTAACCACCCTTACGGATATGGACTTCCCCCCTTTAGTTTTACTTGGTCTTATCAGCTACCATAACACTGAGCTGATTTACTTGAGATAATCCGTCTTCTTCAATATACTCTTTCAGACAACTTTTTATTTCTGCAACCTTCAGATCTGTCTCTACTTCCATACTAATGAGCAATGTTCTTACTTTCATATTTCCTCCTTATTTTACAGTCATTGACATATTTTTTGCCTTTTCAGTTTCTATTTCCATTTGATAGGTAAACATTACTGACCTAAGACATTGATCGAATATAGCTGATGTCCCATAAGTAGCTTCCTTCTTGGCTTGCTCTGGAAATTCTACAGACATTATCCTTTTTGCTTCTTTTACTATTTCTTGTGCTGTCATTCTGTCCTCTCCTTTAGAATAGATCTTCTATGTCTGTTATTTCTTTGTCTGCAGTTACTTCACCCTGCTGGGCTACTGCTTCTGCTTCTGCAGCATGGAATCCCTGGTTGCCCAGCTCTTCTGGAGTAGGAGGAGCAAGAATCTTGGTATAGTCGTATGGAACTGTATCAGGAAGCTTGGAAAGGTCTACATCTTCTTTAACAAGGTCATAGATCATACCACAGTTAGGATTAGTAGACCCACTTCCTCTGGATACATCAAATGCCTTCCCTCTGAGAGAACCATACTTCTTTACAAGCTCTGCTACTCTCTTGACTGTCTCCCCCTTGGCAGGGTAGAGCATCTTCTTGTTCTTTACTACAGTGCCATCCTTACGAGTAAAAGACCTTGTATCAATGACAGTGTAGTAAGCGGTAAAGACAGGGGATTTGTTGTCATCAGGAGCACTGTCACAGATAGCACAGACTCCGCCTCCATCTTTCTTCTTGGTGCAGGTGAAATAGTTACCAAACTTACCAGCGAACTTCATGTTATGTTCCCTGATATACCTCTTTACCTCTCCCTTGGGGTCATCATCACAGAAGACGATAACAGATTTCTCATCGTTCTTGAGCCAAAATCTGGGAGCACTTCTCTCTTTCTTCATGCGGGAGACTACATCCAACTCATTCTTACGCTGCAGCCCCTCTTCTCCATCCAAAATCCAACTTGTGTCTTCAGCCATTGCTTTTCTCCTTATCCTAAGATAATTTCCTACCCAAAGGTAGCCATGTTGTATCAACACTGATACAATTCTACTTTACTTTCAAAGCTTTGTCAACAACATTTTATCAATCCTCCTTTCGATATTTGCTGTATTTTCCCAGACTTTACAGCATCCCCTGGATCTTTACATCCAAAATAGTTAGGAATTCTGTATTGCAGAACGAGACCTTTCATCTTTCTTGTAAGAAGATCAGTCAACCCCTTACCTGCAGCATCATTGTCAAGGAAGTAAATGACAGTATGAGTCTGTTTTTGAAGTTCTGCAATCTGAGCTTTGGACACACCTACTCCCATGCAAGCCCAAACATTATTGAGAGGCTGATATTGCTTAAGGAGAATAGCATCTATCTCTCCCTCTACAATATAAAGAGGCTTACCTTCTACCATTTTCCAGTGCATCCCATACCAAATACCGTATTTTTTACCATCTGTAGGGCTTAAATCTGTATAAATGAGGTATTTTGGGTTATCTTTTGGGTCAGTTGCCCTTCCTTTTACCCCAATTATGCTTCCTTCTTTGTTTCTTATAGGAATAACTACTCTATTTCTGAAGTGGTCATACCTTATATTCTCTGTATGAAGAGTTTCATTGGATACCCCTCTCCATGTTCCTTTAACTTTAGTCTCTGAGAATTTACTATTGAAAACGTTTTCATCTACTACTGGGATAGGCTCTAACTTGGGCATTTCTGTATACTGGTAATTAGATACTAAAGGCTTTTCCCTATGGTAAACAAACTCTCTTACTTCAGAGAAATCCCTATTTAGATCCAGAAAAAGGTTGGTAGGAAGGCTATTCAAAGTCCCTTTAGACCCACAGGAGAAGCAATTATAATAGCTGGGCTCTCCTGCTCTTATACCAAATGAGGGGTTATTATCTATTCCACTCTGATGTTTAGCCTCAAATGGGCAAGATCCTGTAACCCAATCGCCATGTTCTCTTACTTCACGGCAACCAAGTAGGGTCATCAGATGATACACTTCTGATTTGGTCATCTCTCCTCCTCTTCTTCCTATCTCTAATGCAGCTGTCAGACGACTTAAATACTATCTTTGAAGCTTTGACTTTGTTCCCAACTACTAAGGGGTTCTTTGATCTCCAGACTCTATACTCATAATTAACTGTTCTTAGAGTTCCAAGGAAGGGAATTTCTACTGTTTTACCTTCTCTTACTGCCTTTGCTATTAAATTTAGCAATGCATTTACTACTGCTACCGAATCTTTTTGCGTAATACTTGTCTTCTTCGCTAAGTCCTTGGATAACTGACTCCGAGAGTAGCGATTCTTTCTTGATTCCATAGTGCTTAAGGTCATGAGTACTTACACCCCCTTTTCTGACAGAAACTAAAAATGCTACTTTTTCTCTATCATCGTAAACTTTCACATTATAAAGCCTTGTTGAGATTACTTTATGCACCTTAATATTTGCTTCTTTTAAGATCCTGTTGATAGAAGAGATAGGCATCCCTAAAAACTTGCTTACCTCTTCTTTTTTAAACCCCATAATGCAATGCATACCCAAAACTACGACTTCGTCATGTGTAAAGTTTTGTTCCATTAACCCCCCCATCCTGCTTCGCAGTCTGTGCGGAGAACAGCCCACAGAGAAGAAATCATAATATAAGTCCTAATGCTTCTTCTTCTAAGTGTTCTTTATACTCTGTTACCTGCCCTGCCTTACCAAAGCACACAGCTGCTTGAAATCTTGCTCTATCAAATCTTGGGTTATCTCTCTCAAACTTCCTGATACTATGCCAGCAAACTACACTATCATATCTTGCTCCTATTTCATTCAGATAATTTGCTTGGTAAACGTAGTCTTTCTTGCTATACTTTGGCATTCTCTTCCTCCTCTGAAAACGTTTTCATCACTTCGGCTATTACATGGGGACAGCTCTCTTTGCCATACCCACAGTTCAGATCCATTAACTCCTCTCTGAGATCAGAAACGCTAATGCCATTCCTGAGAGAGATGTTTATGAGCCTTGCAATAGCTTCGAGGTATATCTTATAGCACTGTGATGATTTCATGTCTATAAGAATCTCTCTGTATTTAGGGTCTTGGTTGATAGTTATATACAACTTTGCACCATTACCACATGGCAACTTGAAGTCTTTTGTTGTTCCACTAAGCACTTCTGGGCGTTTGCTCTTCTTCATTTCTTTCCTCCAGATCACTAATATTGATATTTCTCTCATCACTTATAGAGATATTGTCATCAAATCCTTCGATTTCATGGAAGTCAGCATTCCGCCAGTCCCACATAATGTTTGAATACCCACAAGCACCATTTCTGTTGGCTATAACTTCCAGTTTCTTCATATCAGGTCTACCAGGGATGTCAAATAAAGCTAAAACAGTAGATGCTATCTGTCCTATTGCATCGGAATGATGGATATCCTCCGTAGTCCCTTTACCCTTGGAGCCCTGCCTATTGAACTGGTAAGTCCCAACTATAGGAACATCGTGCTTGCCTGCTAAAATCTTGATTTGCGAGATAATCTCTGTAGCTTTCTCCCATACAGGCATCTTTAGTGAACCAGGGATTCTAAGAAGATAAGCTCCATCTATGAAGACTATGTCGGGTTTGTGTAGTTGAATTAAGAATCCTAAGTCACTTACCCCAGTCTTTAAGAACCCTTCTTGGAAGATATACTCGCTTTCCCTGGTTTTATCACTTACTAAGTCCTGCAGGTAAGATTGCTCTATATTGCAGATCTCGCCTTTAAATAAGTGATAGGATGGAATTCTGGATATTAATGACATGACTCTTGTGAAATACTCTTCCTTACCCATCTCCATAGACATGACCAATACCTTCTTACCTGCTCTGAAGGCTGCTTCAGCCATATAAGCAAGGATCATAGTCTTGCCCATCTTCATCCTTGCTACCATGATATAGACGTTTTTCTTTACAAATCCATTAGTTAGGCTATTGATAGTAGGATACCCAGTAGGAATTCCTATCAGTCCAGCTTCTCCTCTTCTTAGAAGAATAGTCCCAAACAGCTCCTCTAATGCCTCCCCTCTTGTAATAGTACTACTGCTTTCACTCATGAAATGAACCTCATGAGCCAGCTTGCTTATCTCTGCAGTAGCATTTGGGGTATCCCCTTTGAAGATAAACGCATTTATCTTGGAGATAGACCTCTCATATATGAGACTTAATCTCACTTTTGAGAACTCAGACTCCCAGAATTGAGATTCTCCTTCTGGAACATCCAGCTTAAATCTGGTAGCTACAAGACTGACAGGAGGAAGTTTACCCAGATCCCTGTAATACATCATACAGAATTCATAAGTTTCCTTTTCTGTTTCAGCATTCAGATAATTGGCATCTAAAGTGAGGAACTTTTCTGGTTTGTTTTCGATCAGATATGATAATATTAGATTATTTCCTACACTCATGGTCTCTCTCCTGAAAACGTTTTCATATTTTTACTCTTCGCATACTCTCAGTTGGAGCAGGAATAGATAACTGTAATATCCCTCTGGAAAAATCAGATATAAGGTCTTTCCCATATACGTTTGTAAGACTCATATCACTTTGGGCTCCTATTACTACTTTGCACCCTGCTCTTACTAATTTATGAACTGTTGATTTAAGGAAGGATACTACAAATGGGTTGGACGGCATATCATAACAGGAAAAATATGTATTCTTCTGTGGGATTACTTTCTTTGTATCCACTATATCTGGGGTATACTCATAACAAAACCCAAATTTTAGTGCCAATTCTCCTACAAATCTATCCTTTTCCAGATTATTTGGTCCCAATACTATCAAAATCTTTGCATTTTCCAGCAGACTTTCCAGCTTCACTACCTTTTCTTCCTCTGCCCAAGCTGATAAGTCTGTCTCTACAACGCCTCTTGGATAACCGAACTTCTCCAGTATTCCCTGTACTTGTGTCATTCTCTCTCCTTTCTGTATTTCTACTACATTTTATACACGCTTTGCCATGACCACTATTGCATCTGGCTTCTCCCCATTCACATTTAGAGTTGTTCAATAGTATCATCTTCCCGTACCTCCTCTAAGTTAAACGATTCTTTGTAAACTCTCGGAAATAAAGATAAATCAGGTATCTTCCTATTATGCATTTTTACATAGGAAAATGTCTGCCAACCTTGGATTACTCTCTCTACCATAAGATGGATATCCAATCCGTTAGCTCTGCAGATCTTCTTTACTATTGCAATATCTTTAGAAGAGGGAGGAACCCACTTGGAATATCCATAGTCTTTACAGAGCTCTATAAATTTGATAGCAATGGCATTTACTGTTACTACATCTGCTTTGATCTTACTGCGGTATAACCTTACTAAGTTATCTGGTATCACTTCCATCTCTCCTCCTTGACTTGTTAATAGTTAGTTGATAGTATACATATATCTCTCTCCTTGGGGGACTAAATTATCAGTCCCCCTCCCTTTTTAGACAATCATTCCATCTGAAGAAGCCATAATAGCAGCATTCTTAGTCTTCTGGACATAATTATCTATTGTCTTCTGCAGTTCTGCACGTTTAGCTACCTCTTCTTTATAATACACTTCCATCCTCATTACATGGACAGCACCAATAAGCTCAGTAGCAATAGCTTCAAACTCTATCTTACTCTTACAAGCAAGAAGCCTCTTCTTATTTTCCCTGCCAATATATGCACTATACTTATCATCTTCTATGCGGAAAGAATTTCTTTCAATAGTTGCATAGCGATTAAAATGCTTAATATCACTGTGACCCTTTAATACTTCACTGATGTAAAAATTAAGGTCTGCTATCTTGGAATTGATAGTAAGAAGAACCTCATCTGTAATAATGCTCTTAATACGCTCTTCTTCCTTCCTCTCTCTTTCTAACCTTACGTCTGGTAATTCCTCTTTGCTGTCCCAATGTCTTACATTGTTTCTTACATAAGCTCTGTGGATATCAATCCACTCTCTATCTGGGTTAACTTTAGGCATATATCTCTCCTTTTTATTTTATTTACTGCCCCAAACTCCTGAAAACGTTTTCAGAAGCAAGGGGCAACAAATCAAACAGCTTTCATTGCTATTGCTTTGATCTCTTCCAACTGCTCTGCAGTAAATAACTCATCATTTTCAACAGTTATCTCTGAAGACCATGAACCTGAGTTATCATCATACATATCAGATATGTTAACTTCTACCTCTGCTCCGTCTACTAGCAGGGCTACCCAATAGTAATTAGTAAGCCCTGTCTGTTGTACACAATCTACTACAATATTCATCTCATCCTCCTTATTTCCATATTAGATATAAACCTGATAAGAGAACTGCTAACAAGGAACAGAAGAAGATTACTAAAGCTACAGTGACAAGTTTAATATAGCTTTTAGCATCTGGGTGCAAAATTACAGGTAGTGACATTACTAAAAATATGAATGCTGTGATTATTATCTTGAATTCTATAATCATCTCAATCCTCCTTTAGTTATTTACAGGGTGAGGCAGAGCGGGATACCAACATGCGTTTATGTATCCTTCCTTATGTTACCCTTCGGCACGTAGTTACTCTGCTTCTAATATTTCTCCTAATTGTTTTTGATAATAATCTTCGTTGATAGACCATCCCCATCCTTTCATCATCATCAAAAGGCATTCTTTACATACTCTTGGGTCTGGTATGCCATCTTTAATGATAGATTGACATAATTCTTTATTCTCTCCACATCTTGCACAGGTCATTTTTCTCCTTTATAATCCTTGCCAGTTCTGTAGAGACAAGCAAGGGGATTTGGTCAGTGTTGTTCTTAAAAGTTATCTGATTACATATTAATAAATCTCCTACATCATCAAGTATTTTTTTAGCTATATCTCTTAACCTTCCAAACTCTGACCATTGAGAGAAGTCGGGGTTTTGATTTGTAATACTTTCTACATTATCCCAATGAGTTTCTATTCCGCACTTATTGCAGATAGACCAATCATTCAGATTAACTTCATGCCAGCACCCGCCCTCTTCATCAAGAAGTATCTTTCCTATGCGTTCAAGTTCTGGTGTCATGTATTTCACCCCATTTCTTTTCCACGTAATCCCATGCCCATGATTGAGCAGGAGGTAGTCTATGCAACTTACAATAATTCATCTTCCATAGCCATTTCTCAAGTTCTGGTGTCAACATTAATCCTCCTTTCTCTTTTTCATGCTCATATCCTTGAAATACTCGGTATATAGCTTGAAATTAAGACCAAGAACTATCATGTTAGCGATAAGAAAAAGTATATTAGATAGTATTTCCAATTCTCTTGTCATCTCAATCCCATGTTTCTTACTATTGCCTTGGCAATGGTGATTGGAATATCGCTTTGAATCTGAGCTTTTGGATTTTCTTTTTGCCATGCTTCAAACTCTGCATCACGACAGGCTTTTACTGGTCTAATTTTAACTCCATTTCTACGTTTAGTAGAAAGCGGGCAAATAAGCTTTCCATAAAGAACTCTACTTAAATCGCACTCCCAACATTCTTTATCAGGAACTTCTACTATTATCTTTCTCATATCCCTCCTCCTTATTCCTTTTTCCCTTATGGACAATATAGACAGCTCCATCCTCATGCTTCATTACATATTCCTCTTTCCAAACATCAAGGCCATGGATGTCTGACATCTCTTTCCACCAGTCCTGTTCCTGTTTGATGAGTTCATTCTTTCTGTTCGTTGCGTAGTTGATAGCGATATTCAAAACTTCTTGAATAGCCCTCTTATCTCTGGCTAATTCATCCATCCACTGAATCTGCTTTGCTGATAGTTTTATTCTTTCCATCTTGATCCTCCTTTATCCTACATACTTCAAGGCTACTATCCCTGCCAGACAGAAAATGCCAACAGCAATGGTATATAAAGCAATAATAATCTGTTGTACTTGTTCTTTTGTCATTTTACTCCTCCTAAGATCTTCAGGAAGCATGGTTACCTTATAATTACACGACTTGCTATGACATAGTGGTAATATGTCTTGTTCTTCACCTGCTCCTGTTTGACCACATTTAGGGCATTTGTATCTCATCTCACTCCTCCTCTTTTATATTACAAGGATTTCCACATTTGGAACACACATAATATTTAGTAGTATTGCCCTCAACTAATACTTTTACGTTGCAACAGGTAGATACTGTCATCTCAATCCTCCCCAGTCCATCTACCTCTTCTATTTCATTGCAATTCTTGCAAATCTGCTGTCTTTCATCACTCATCTCAATCCTCCTTTATCCGGTTCATATGTCATCTCGAATATGCCTTTACTAGCTTGTAGCCCAATCTGTCTGCTACATACTGCAAATTGGCTACTTTCATTTTTGGCGTAGAATTATCAAGAGCATACACCAAAACATACAATGCCTTTATGTCTGGGTCAGTTACCTTTTTGCCATTAGTGTTTATTTCTATTCTCATATTCTCCTTTCACTCCTCCCTTATCCTTATTCCACATGTGCCACGTTTCAAGACCTCAGACTCCAACTTGTCCCACTTCTCTGCCTTCTCTTTCCATCCTCGCATCACATTGAGATGGTCTTCATAGTCGTCAGAGTCTATTCCTGTCAAACTATAAAAATCATCAAGGCTTGTGCAGTCATAAAGCGTTGCTTTTCTTTTCCACTCCATGACAGTATCAACCCCCAAATTCATCGCCTGTATCGTTACTGCATCAGCTTGAATGTCATGGAGCTTCTTTTTGAGTTCTTTGTTTTCATGGAATAGCGTGTTGTTTTCCAATACTAAATTCAACCTTTCTTCTTTGAGTTTTTCTTTCTCTTTTTGGCACTCAACAAGATGTGTTGCATGGACATCACCCTGATAAATAGCAAGCTGTGCTACCTGAAAGTTCTTTTCAGCACCCCTGTTGGCCTGCCTGAGATAGTTTTTATACATCTTGAGCTTCTCTTTGAGTGTTTGAATAATCTTAATATCCTCCATGATGCAGGCTTCAAGGGAAGCGATCTTCATTGTTAACCGTTCAAGCTCACTCATTTCACTCCTTTCCACAATGCAAAAAGTATGGCTGTTCCATAAAACATAGATACAACTCCGATGAATTGAAAAAGTAATCCTACTATAAGTAGGGCGATACGTTCAGTGCTCATCTCAATCCTCCTTAGTTTATCCTCAAGAGATAAACTCGCTAAACTTTGTATAATTGCAGGGAGTCGGGAGTTTAGGTCACTCGATTTACCCAGCGTGTTGTAGTCCACTGGTATACCCTTAATGCTCCCTATCCCTGCTTCCCACGGCTCGGCTCTTTTCGCTCCCTTAACCGATAGTTGTAAGAAGACACCGTGGTTTCCACCTACTTCAATGCTTCGGTGGATTACTTATGACCAAACAGACAATTCAAAGCCTTTCTCCTTGTCATTCTCAATGGAAAACAGGGAGAAATCCTTTCCGTCTGTAAAGTTCTGAATCTCACAAAGACTCATCCTCCAGCCCTGACTATGTTTGTAAATTTTTAATAGATAAAATTCAAATTCCATCTCACTCCTCCTTTTAGTTTATTGCAGGGAGTCGGGGTAAGCGTTTTGGATTGCCTTTCAGCGTAACTTTCCATTTGCATCTCCCGAATTTCGTTCTCCCTGCTTCCCACGGCTCGGTAAGTTTCGCCACTATTGGCCCGATAGTCAAACAAAGGGACACCGTGGGTTTTTTGCGTGAGGGATGATCTACCCACAACACGCAAACTTCACTTACTTATGACATTTTATACAGAAACTACTGGTAAAAAACCTATTATGAGACTTATAAATTAGATCATCTTTGTCTGTCTGATTATGCTCATAATAAATAAAAAGACCAAGAATTCCTACCAATATTCCTGATAAGAATATAGATAGGAAGAATATAGCTACTGAAAACGTTTTCAGTGCCATGTGCTTTTACCTAAGATATAACGAAGGGTATTCATAGAGATTTGAACTATTCTGCAGAATTCTGTATCTGAGATAGGATCTCTTGCTTCTTTAGCTTTGTTATATCTCTTAAGTATGGAAGCCTTTAACTCTTCTGACATCTTAGCTCCTCTTCCCATAACTAATTCCAGGATTGGGAAGGAGGAACATTGAGCTTCTCATCAAACTCAGCTTCCGCCTGTTTAGGGTCTTTAACTTCCCCTGTCTTGAGATTAAAGCCCTCTTCTTCAAGGACTTTCTCTATCTTGGTTATTACTCTCTTCATCCTTGGAGCTTCCTTAATGGCAGACTCAATATCTTCTTTTACTGCCTTAGTCATGCTATCTCCTACCATCTTGGCGAAGTCTTCAATAGAAGTTTCTGGCTTCTTATCTTCTGTGTAGCCAGACATATAGGCAGCAGCAGTCATATTGATGAACTCTGAGCCTATTGCAGACCCAGCTTCTACTATTTTGCCCTCATGAAGAAGATTCATTACCTTATTGAACAGTTTCTGGTAATGAAGCTCCATCATCTTCAGATAGTTTATATCTTTGGGATTAAACATCTATCCTCCTTTGCCTTGGGCTTATCATCGGTTATAATAGAGTCCTCAGTCTGCTTATACCATGCAGGGTGATTATTCTCTGTATAGTTAGCAATACGAGCTCTTCCCTTTGCCCATTGTCTGAGAGCTGTAATCTCCTTTTCTTTAGTCTTAGACAAAAGAGGCGTATTACTGACCGCTTCCAGTATATGTTCTGTAGTATACTCTACCTTCTCAGGAAATGCCTTATACATGGCATCCTTGATAAAGCCTTCTATCTCAGCACCAGTGCAACCCTCAGTCTTCCTGACTATTGCAGCCAGATCAAACTTCTCTGGGTCTCTCTTAGTCTTCTTGATATGAATCTTGAGAATAGAGAGCCTTTCTTCATCTGTAGGAAGATCAAAGAACCACAGAGAATCTATCCTGCCTTTCCTCATTAACTCAGGAGGAAGCTTAGATATATCATTTGCAGTGAAGATGAAGAAGCTATCTGACTTCTTCTCCTGCAGATACTCAAGCAATCTGCCCATAAGCCTTGAAGTAACACCAGCATCAGACTGACCAGAGCTCTCTGTTCCTGATAATGCCTTCTCTACCTCATCCACAAGGATAATGCATGGAGAAACACTATCAATCTGCTTAAAGAACATGGCAGTATTCTTCTCAGTCTCACCTACTAATGAACCAAACAGCTTGCCAATATCTGCTCTGAATAATGGGATACCAAAGATATTGGATAGAATCTTTGCAGTAAGAGACTTACCTGTTCCAGATATACCTGTAACAAGCATACCTTTTGAGGATTTAAGACCATACTTCTTGGCTTCTTCCATATTATGATAGACATAAGCCAGATCATTGAGATACTGCTTAAGGTTCTCAATACCACCAAGATCTTCTACTGTATACTCAGAAGGTTCATATTCAAGGAAACCCAGCTTCTTAACTGCCCTGGATTTCTCTTTCTGTATAACTTTAGGACTTATTTCTTTGCCCTTAGACTCTACTATTGCTACTCTGAAAGCATTCTCTGCCTCATACTTAGTCATACCAGAAGCAGCATCCACTATCTCTTTCTTCTCTTTAACAGACAGCTCCTTCTTCTTCTTTGCAAGAACAGAGGAGAACTTGTTCACTATTGTAAGAAGCTCCTCTTTATCAGGTAGAGCAAAGTCTACTGTCATGAACAGATGTGATATATCAACAGGAATACAGGAAGACATACCTACAAACAGGATATGCCTATGTGGAGCTCTCTCATGAGCAAACTTCTTGATATACTCATAGATCATGGGCTTCATCATCTGGTCATCCCAATGATGATAGAAGGAATCCATGACATAGATACAGGCAGGGCATTCCTTTCTATCCTTTTCGTCCAACAGAAATTGCATAGCTTTAACTGGGTCTTCTGAACCTTTATATAGGCTCTTACCGCCATCCATCCAACCATCAATCGCATTCCATGTTCTGACATTATAGCCATAAGTCTTGAGGACTTCATTAGCATTGGAATCTTTAAGTTCCTTGTTCCAATCTGAAATGATAGCTACAACATCATCTATGACTCTTGCAGTTTCGACTGATGGTATTGCCATAACTGGGAATCCAGCTTTGATGTAGTTGACTAATTGTTCTTTCATCTCTTCTCCTTGACTATTAGGGTTTATACGACTGAAAACGTTTTCAGCTCTTTACAAATGTTCCATTTATAATCTGTCCCTTTCTGTTCTTAATAACTCTGAAAGCCTGCTGTAAACAGTATTCTATATCTACACCAGCAAGCTTACTAAGGATAATAAGGGTAACTGTGATATCTCCTATTGCATCTACTACTCCCAAAGTATCCTTGGTTGCTAATGCACTTGCCAACTCTCCTACTTCTTCTACTGTTTTAAGAAATTGCTTCTCAGGAGTTGATACTCCTTCTATGAATAAGCCTCTCTCTTCAGCCCAATTCTCTACATTCTCTATCAGTGTTTGCATTCTACCTCCACATGGTCTATAAATCCTTGTTTATACATTACACAGCAGTCATCATTAGGTATATACCAAAAACATAACTGCAGACAGTTTCTACAACATAACCACTCAACCACAGGGACAGAAGCATCCGTTTTGGGCTTCAACTCTTGAGTCATTTCCATCACACTCCTTGCCTAATTTATTGCACATAAGACAGCTTTCAAAGCCATCTATCTTAGCTGACAACTTCATCAAGTCTATCTCCAGATCCAGCAAGCTCCCCTTCTCTGCATTCAGCATCGGTGCTTTCGGGTGTATCATCTCTATCCTCCACTGTTAGATTGTTATTAAGAACATCTGTTATGCTCTCTGCATACTTGGTAATAATAGGAGCACATAGACCCACTATCTTATTGCCTACTTTTACTACTATTGCAGCAGCTTCCCTGGTATAAAACTGGCATTTAGGAAAGAGCTCTTTGAACAATAAGTAATACTCTTTCCTGATCTTTACATCACTATTGACAAACCTAAATGTATCCACATGGCTATTACCTACCATATGACCAGATTCTACTACTTTAATAGACTTCTTAAGGTTTTCTGTATCACACCCTATAAGCTCATCTATTACAACTGGGCATTCTTCTGCAGGAACATCAATATCTGCCAACCAATCAGGCATACCACCATAGACCAAGAAGTATCTTGATCCCCAGCAGTTCTTGCCCTTAACTTTAGTGAAAACGTTTTCACCTACCTGAAACAGGTTCTTCCTTTCCATTCTTAATCTCCTTTTCTATTCTTGTGGGGTCATTAGCCAAATAAATCCTAACATAAATATTCCTGCTGGTAATGAGTTCATCCAAAAACCAAAACTTGTTGCTGTAATTATCCAAAATATAAATTTTAAATAGGCAATAGCCCCTCTTGCTACATCTGCATCCATATTTCTCTCCTTTATTCACATTTAGATAGAACATACTTGCTTGAGTCTTTCTTTAAAAATGTATCATGACAGTTTGAACACCATATCTTTTCATCTATTTCACTTGATTGACCCTGCATGAGCCTGCATTTGGGGCAAAGCCATAAGACTAACAACGGTTTTTTGTCCATATTCACTCTCCTTTATTATTAAGATAACAGCATTATACGCACAAAATGACGCAATATACGCCATTTTGTGCGTAGTGTGCTTATCTCTTAATACGCTGCACAGGAACTACTCTGGCATATTCAGGCTTAACCTTGTCAGATACTTTTGACAAGCCAAGAAGGGAAGATAAGTCACTTACATCTATGACACACTTGCCTCCCTTATAGTTCATGGCTTCCATAGTGATATTGCCTGTCTCTTGGTCGATCTCTACTATCAGCTCAGGTGTATTCATTATGCCACCCTCCTTAATGAGATTCTCATCTTGTTACCCACTACTTTCTTCTCATTGAGCTTGTATCTGCCTCTTGTCCTCTTCTCGATGAGCCTCTCAAAGTAAGTGGACATGACCTGACCATACTCTTTGCCATCAATATGATCCATCATAACAGTAGTCTTGTCCTTACCCTTGATAAAGCCAATCTCTCTGTTTGAATTTCTGCACTTTATGACAAGATCACATACTTCCTTAGTCTTGTCATAATACATCTTTGCTGTTCTGTTCCTGTTAGTAGTATATCCCAGCTCAAAACAGGCATCTTCAAGGATATCAAAGTCAACTTCAGCTAAGTCTACGTTTCTTGTTACACTCATGACTACCTCCTGTCTATGATTATACGATATTGATCTGGAGTGCTATGAAAGCTATATACCAGACCTTCCCCTTCTATCTTAGTAAGAATACCTTCCATAACAAGTCCAAAAGGAGTAAGAACCTCTTTATCATCAAGTTTAACGTCAGTCTGAACATCCTGATATTCCTCACTGGTAATCCTTGTAGGATCATCTATATGCTTTCTTCCCCATCTTACATGGTAACCTTCATACCAGTTCTTTGTTCTCTTATACTTCTTTTTCTTAACTGTTGCCATTTCTTCTCCTTTTACCAATAAATAGTATCTTTAAGGGTTATTACGCAATTACTAAGGATAGGATCATTAATAATCTCTTCTACTTCACTTGGATGTAGAGTTTGGGATATTTGACCATTAGTGAATTCATAGCCACTTGGGTTACTTCCTATATAGGTTATGATTTCACCTAACTGGTAAGCATGGCTATATGTTCCTGGTGCTACTATTACTCTGAATTGTCTTGGCATAAATCACCATATCAGTCCAGCATTATGAGAATCCATCTTCTCTGTTACTGGAGGTCTAATGAGTTTATACGTAATTCCCCCAAATGCAGCATGGTTTATGTCAGTAATTACATGAGCTCTTCCCTCAAATCTCCCAAATCCCTGATATCCTGTAAGAGATATCTCTTCTCTCATTGACCATACATCCAGTTCAATATTAGCCTCATTTGTTGCTCTTCCACCAACTGTATATATGAACCTGACTCTTAGTATAAATGGCTGCAGGATCTTAACAGTACAATGAACAATCCTATTGCCATACTCTGTTGATTCTGGTTTAGTATACACATTTTTGGTAAAAGGATTTCTTTCTATACTAAAGAACTTATTTGTAGGAGAGACAGCAAAGAAATAAGCTCTCAATGCCTGCCTGCCTGTTGTTCTCATCTCTCCATATTCTAGTGTTAGTATGTCATTTTCTGCCATCTCTACTCCTTAAGGAGAAGGAAGAATACCTTTATCCTTATTTTCATAGGTTGATAAAAAGTCCAGCATTATGAATTCCAGGCACTGCCCTGGTAATGCTGAACCACCCAGCATGATTTGAGCCTCACGCATTGCATGATCGTATGACTGCTTCTGCTCATCTATCAGCTTAATAGTAATACTATGAGTAGTAACAGCTCTTCCACCTACTACATCTACTCTATTCTTGGCAACAATCTCTTTAAGTTCAGAGACTGTCTTGCTCTTAGCATCTGCAAGAATAAGATTGAGCTTATCAGATGTAATTCCATCTTCTGTAAGCAAAGGCATGACAGTCTTGAACTTAGTCCAATCAGTAATGCCCTCAATCTGCTCTGTTGTAATGCCCAAGCTAACAATAGTCTTACCTATTGCAACCTTATGACGCATATTACGATACTCTAAGCCAAGTTCCTCTTTGGCATAGTGCTCCATAGATTCATAATCATACTCTTCATAGAGCCTTCCTGACTCAATAAGATAGAGGTTCTTATATACGATAAACCAATTCTTATTGATAGACTCTATACAGTCTTTGGTTTCATCTCTGATATCCTTCTCTTCAGTCTTAAAGATTCTCTTTGTCGTTGCTGCCTGTATTGTTCCTTGTTGTAATCTAGCCATTAGTCGTAGATCTCCTTTTTATGGATTGTTATTCCTTGTAAAGCAGCGAGAGTACTACCTGATACTATTGCCTCTTCCTTTGTATTGAACTTCTCATGGGATGTAATATCAACCTTATCCCATGCGTCAACTAGATCCCATGACCAATCATAATAAACTTGGTCATCTTTTACTTTGGTATAACGATAAATCTCAAGAATTGCCATATCTATCTCCTTGCTTTGAAAGAATACTTCTTTGTAAAGACAGGTTCTTCTGAACAGATATCTATGAGTTCATCACCCATATATAACTTGCATCTCTCTTTTACTATTGTAATTACTGATAAGAATTGCGGGAGCTTCAGGTTATTATACACCTTTTCGGGGTTTAGTTTCACTGTTGCTACGTCAGAAATAGTAACTGCTCCATCATTTCCAACATGAGTTCCTGATGGAAGATCCAACAGCTTCAGCTCCGCTAACTTTGCTTCCTTCTTTGCTCCCAGCTCTTTGATGGTCTTGTCCAGGACAAATAACTCATCAATCAAATAATCTAACGGTAATTCTTTTCCCATGATCTCTCTCCTTTGGTTTAGGTTAACATTGGTATCCCTTTTTCTCTGAATAACTGTAATGCTTCAGCTCGTATTATTGATGCTTTAATCTTGCTATAGTTATGCAAGAATAAGACTGCTACTTTTGTGTGTTCTGTTACTGGTAACTTTCTATCTAATACTCTATTTATCTCCCTAAGAGCTAGAAGATAGGTCGCTTCCAACGTTGCTTCTGCGTTTTCTTGAGTCGAACACTTTCTTGTTCTTTTTGCCATTGAATACCTCCTTGGTTACTCGTTTAATGGTTCTTTTTAGTAATAAGATTTTTCTATACTTTCTTAGAATCTTATCAGTACTCATTTCTTTTGGTAAATCACCACTTTGTACATTAAAAGATAAAGCAAAAAATACTTTAGCCATAGATAAAACACATACTTTTCTATTTTTTTCATTATATTTTCGACTTGATTCTGAAAACACTTCTGTATTTTTCATAATCTTATAATGGTTTTTTGAGTAGTTACGATGCCACTCTTTTTCGTACTTGCTACGACATGGAATACATCTTAATGTCTTACTTCGTTGTTCCTTATTAAACTCTGTATTACAATCAATACATTTTACTATCATACCTCCTCCTGAAAACGTTTTCATTGTTTATACGATAATGCCAAGATATCCATCTTCATATATCTTGACTTCCATTTCTGATACTCTCCATTGTTCCATTGTGAGAACAGTGATACCAAGATTAACATTCCTATAATAAGACTCATTTTCCGCCCACAAACCTCTGTAGTTTCCTAATCGTAAACAAAGATTAGGATACGATTTAAAAGTTAAAAAAGATTCAGTAGTAGATCCTTCCCAACCCTTTTCTTGGTAGTAAGTTATTACTTCCAATCTCTCTTCTTCTGTTGTAACTCTTACTACTTCTGTTACCATTTTCATAGTTGCTCCTTAGAAGACAATGCCAAAATTATGATCTGGCATTTTTGGTTTTTCAATAACAGGTTTATGTAACTCAAGGTAGGCTTCAAATGAAATAACAATATATTCTTCTTGTTGGAACCAACTTTCTGCACTATGAGACATATGATGCCCTAATTCGTTTCCTATTAAGAGAGTATCTCTTACTCCTTCAATAATTCTGCCACTTCTAACATATTCTGCTCTTTCACCCTCTATCTTACAAACTTCATCCCACTGATTTTGGGATCTTACTCTTACTGCTAATTTAGAAGGATATTCTTGCATAGCGTTCACCTTGACTTATTAGAGTTAATACTATATTCTTCTTTTATGGCTGATGTAGATATAGAACAGGTATATAAACTCACCTTAAAGAAGAACACCCCTGCTGAAATTGCATTGATTATGGGCTGCAGCGATACCCATGTACGTAATATAATAGATGAACACCTGCCTTTTCTTAAAGATTTAGATATCTATGAGAAGCATAAGACAGACATAATGAAGGGAGTTCAGAAAATGTCTCTGAATTACCTTATAAAGAAGATGCCTAATGCCTCTTTCAAGGATCTAACATACTTCTTCGCTATTGTTGAAGATAAAATAAACCTTCGAGAAGGAAAATCAACCCAAAATATAGGAATTGGGCTGAATATACGTCTTGAAGACTTAGTTACCAAGAAAGAAAAGATGGAGAAAGAGCTACTTTCCAGTGGTATTGCACACAGCCAGTTGGCATATGAAATAACAAAGAAAGTAGCCCTTCCAGAGATTACCAATCTTCCCTTTTACGAATTAAGGGAGGGTAACTTGCCAAAATGCACTCCTGTTTCTTTAGAGCAGTTAATGTCTCCTCTCTTTTGACAACAGCTAAGTCCATAAGATATTCCATCTCATGGATTGCAGAATCTACTGATAAGCTTAGGTCTACTTCATCAAACCAAAAAATATGATTATCCTCTATCCTTTCGTGCTTACCCATTTTACCTCCTCTGGGATCATACCCAATTCTCTTACAGGAACAACACATTCTGCACAGTAATATACTTTTTCACAACCAAGCTTATAGAAATATACTGCGTCTTTTCCACACAAATGACATTTAGCAACCACTATTGACCTCCTTCTTATTTGGGGTGTGAAAGAAAGTCTATTGATTCTTGCATATCAACAATATCTCTCTCAGACTCATATATAATTCTTGCTTGTTGGTCAATCACATTGCAAAGAGAATCAATTACAGCCAGAATTCTGGCATCTGTCTTCGTGTAGTCTGATACTTCAGGTGGAATAGTAGAAATCATCTTCCGCACTTGTTCTGTTATCCTAATATCTCTCTCATCTTTCATATCAATCCTCCTTTCTGGTTATGCGTGATAAGTAGCCAAGATAGCACATTCTTATGTTTGTTCTTGAACAGTTATATTTGTTCATTAAAAATGCATCTATCTCGTCAACATCATCGTCTTGGTGGTCATTGATATAGTCAATGATTTCTTTTCTTTCTGTGTCAGTCAGCTCCCTGCCATTTCTAATTAATCCCAGTCTCACCTTATACCTCCTTTTCTTCTATTTTTTCTATACCATCAATACAATCCCATATTGCCCATTCATCTTGGTCTTCTTCCCAGTCTTTTTTACAACTATCACTACAAAATTCTAAACCAGGAATTTTTAGTCCTTTTACATTCCTATAAACATATTGCTTACACCATTTACAATACATCTTTCCTTTTCCTTTAAAATTAAAGAGTTAATATAAGGGAAGGAGGCTAATAAGCTACTATTAGCCCCCTATACCTAAAATAGCTCACAACTACTTAAGAGTTATGAGTGTATATAAAACACGATACTATCTCAGGAGAATTGCTATCCCTACAACTGCCAGGATAATAAGTTCTCCGAACATGATCTCCTCCTTTTAGAATAGCCATAATTGCTCAGGCTGCTCAATAGCATCCTGATACTGATCGAAGCTAATATACCCTTCTAAATGGAGGATGAAGGGATGCAGCTCATCTAAAGAGCCAATATGTTTCATAATTCCTCCTTCATAGACTTTTCAAAGCTATACCTTCCAAGTTCAGCTTTGAGTGCTTCTTCTGCCTCCTCCTTTCTATCAATTATAGGGGAATAATCCCCTTGCCAATGCCTACCTCTCTGGATATGCTTGATTGGATCTTGAGTTGCTTTGAGGGTTAGATATCTCATTGTATCTCCTCATAACTGTTGACCATTTAAGGTCTTTTAGGGTTTCTCTTAGCTCCCTGATAATAGTATCAAAGAACGCTCTCTCCTGAGCTGACATCTCTCTCACCTCCTTACATAATGCTTACATATCTCTCCTAAAAGGAGCTCGTCTATATCTAAATTCTTAAAGATATAGCAAACGGAGCGGTGGATACACTGGAAGCATGAGTCTGGATCTTTGGTAGGGCAATGATCTGGATGCATATTTACACCTCCTTTTTACTTAATGAAAACGTTTTCAGAGCTTTATCCACTCTGGGCAAGTTACTACATCCAGTGTAGTTTTAACCCCTGAGTGCTGCCAAGGCAAAAGGCCACAGGCTCCGCTTACCTGAAAACGTTTTCATTAAATAACCCAGATTCTGTTGCCAAGCTCTGGGTAAGCTCCGAATCTCATTCATTTATAGGATATCCCACTCTTTTTGCAATTAGGAGTAAAGAAGAACCCATCACATGGACCTTTATCCCTATCGCAAAAGAGATAAGAATGTGACTTGTTATACAAACCAAGATCACAATCTCCAAGAACAGGGCGTACCATTTTTCCCCCATTCTTGGTTTCTATCTCTTGATAAGAGTGTGGGCATCTTACATAATGTGTCTTAATCTCAATGACTAAGCTCATTCTGCTGCCCTCTCCTACTACATATGATCTATGCGTATTAATCACCTCCTCCTTTTAAGAGTTAATCTACAAGAATCCTCTCTTCTGAACCTATGTAGGTTATTACACAGGTGAGTCCTATCTGCTTTGCTCCATCCTCAAAGATCTCAGCATCTGGTAAAGTTTTAAAGAAAGCATACTTAGGAACTGAATCCTCTTCTAAATCATAAGTGTAAGCCTTCCATTGATATTCCACTTTAATTCCCCCTTTTTTAAGCAAATAATACGATCATTACCATAACAAAGGTAATGAGAGCCCATACTCCAACAATAGTCTCCCAGATAAACTCCCTAATCTGTGTTTTCATTGTATTTCTCCTTTTAGCTCAGTTTCTTGATGATTATCCCTATTACATAGAAGATAACCATGGTTAATACAATAGGTAGTAAAGAGAGTGCCATGCTTACCATACATAGAAGCATAACTACAGCGAATACTCCTAAGAATATGTTGCCTATTACATCTTCGCAGAAACTCATGATTGAAATATCCTCCTTGTTTTGTATTCAAGTATAGAACTATGAAGTGAAAACGTTTTCATCGTTCTATATTTAGATACAAAAAATGGGATTCGCTATTGCTGATATAATATTAAAGAGGCAGAAGTCTTTGTATATAGGTTCTTCTTTATAATAGATTTTGTTTATCCATTTTCTTTGTCTCTTGGATACACAAAAAAAGGGTGAGAGGGGCTTTCGCCCCCCTCTCTTTCAATACTACGAATCCCCAAGAAGCTCCTTAGCCGATGCGGAAGCCCGCATCTCTTCCCCTTTGGCCTTCCTGTTAGCAATAACCGTTTCCATATCCTTCTCAGGACGGACACTGTGAAAGCTATCCTCTGTGAGATATGGACCAAACTTACCAGTTTTGAGACCAATCTGAAGAAAAACGTGTCCTGCACTCTTCGCTGCCTGGCAGATGCCCAACAGATAGTCAACACTAACAACGTTCCCCTGCACTACGTCTGACTTCGCAAATCCATTCCCAACAACTCTGAACTCAACATTCTTCTTTTCCATACTACACCTCCAGTTAGATAAGACAGCACATAAGTCTGTCTTTCTTTATTATACAAGCACTTATGCACGGTGCGGGGCCGTAAGGCCCCGTGCCGATGCCAATATACCCAACGCCAATCAAACCCATACCTACCATCCGTAATCGGGTTCTAATAGCATAGTGCAACACCTCTAATAGATCGCTGTCCCTATACATACCCAGCCTATTTTATACTTTACCTACTCATATGTGACCTAAAATATACTTTATCTAAAAATTTTGTATAAGAATTTTATACAACTGCCTAATTACTCCCATGTTTTTTAGGCAGATTTGAAATTCCTCTTGACTTTGCCTAATGAGAGTGCTATGATTAGGCATGGAAACAGAGAATATAGACATAGCTCAGTTCTATATATCTATAAGGGTAGATGAGCATGATATTACATATAATAAAAGCATGATAACCCGCAGGCTTATGGATGAGATAGAGAAGGGGTTTATTCATGTATCTAATGTAGTTATGGAGAGAAGGCTAGATGAGAGTAGTTTTGCTTCTACATATACTGTATCTTTCAGAGGAGCCCGCAAACCGAAGGGGTATAACAACATATGGGAGCATAATATGATAAAGCCAGTCTTACCAGATGAGAACATGGGGATGATATTCTAAAGGAGGAGATATGCTGTTAGAGAATAGGATAAACCAGGTAGGAGATGTATATGTATATTTATCAAGGAAATACCCAGATTTTCCCAGAAGGGTCTCTTTCAACGAGTTTTGGTGTCTTATCTATGATGGATTTCTTGAGACTCATACTATGCACAGCACTAAGATAATGTCTACAGAGTTTAAAGAAGCAGCTGATATTCTTGGGTTATCAGTAGCCTACCCCTATTTTGGTAGGATATCTTTTGAGAATCTGCAGATGGAGGTGTAAAATGCCAGAAGAAGAGAGTCTAGATAATATAACTTTTACAGTAACATCAGATAACACTATTTCCCCTGACTCTTATACTGTTATTCCTAACAGACTGGAAAACCAGTATACTCATGCTCCTAATACTGCTACAGGAGTAGCCCAGCAGCAGTGGTTGTCTCCTCCTACTAGTAATGTATATGGTTACCCAGGACATGTTATTTATAATCCTTTGGGTACTCAGCCTATTATTCAATATCCAAGTCAAAATCCTTTCAACCAGAATGCAAGGGAACTGCAGGATAGGTATAACCAGTCTATGCAGAGACAGATGAATAATATGATTCCTGGATATGATGAAGCAGTAAGAAGAGCTGTTCAGGAACTTTCAGATACCATAGAGGATAATCTTGTTCAGGAGTATATGGAGCAGGACAGACTTGCAAAGAAGGCAATGCCAAATGACGGATTCAATATCATCTATTAAATACAGGTTACCTATCACTTTGGAAGACGTAGCCAAAGAAGCTGGGGTTACCATGCATATGATCTATTCAGATATAAAGAGGGGAAAGTTGACAAAGGAGAAGCTATCCTCTATAGTTGATTATGTAAATAACCATAAGCAGCAGTTACAGCAGAAATCTTTCAACATATAGGAGGGAGTATATGCCTGCAGTCAAAAAGGGAGAGAAGAGAAACGACTATGTCAGTAGATGTATTCCCACTGTTATGAAAGAAGGAAAAGATCAGAAAGCAGCAGTTGGTAAATGTGAAGGTATGTTTACCAATAAGTATGGTCAGAAAAAGAAATAAAGGAGGTGATCTAAATGGCTTGTGCTCCTAAGAAGAAGGGTGGAAAGAAACCCCCTAAGTGTTAGTGAAAACGTTTTCAGCTGTACACTCTGTATAATAATAAGGAGAGAAGATGGAATTAATTGATTACCCAGTAGAGAACAATTTTAAGTATCATGCTCCAAAAGGAGATCAGCCAGAGAAGTATGTAGCACTCAGGGAAAAAGCTAAAGAGCTTGCCTATTTGATTATAGAAAAATGCCCTCCTAGCAGGGAAAGATCTGTAGCTTTAACTAATCTAGAAGACTCTGTTATGTGGGCAAACGCTTCCATAGCAAGAAATGAGTAAAAAAGGAGAGTAAAATGGCATTCCCACCGAAGAAAGCAGCACCAACAAAGAAAGCAGCACTCCCTGGAACAGCACCTTTCGCAGCTCCACAGATGGGAAAGTTTCCTCCAGTACCAGCAGGAACAGGTATGCCTGCTAAGAAACCATTTCCTTCAAAGAAAAAGTGATTGGCTAAATCTCTCGGCAAGAAAGTAACGATTAAGTCTGCACAGGATCAGAATACTCCTCCAACCCCTAATGATCCTGTGCAGGCTGCCGCACTGTCTAACTTCATTGTCAACTCTATGGTTGACTTTAACCTCTTCTCCTCCAGATTCCTCAAGATACAGACTAAGATAGGTGAGCTCAAGGACTTTGAGATCAATGAAGTTCAGGCTCTGATAGAACAGATCATTACAGAGATAAGAGAGAAGAAGAGACTCGTAAGACTGGTTATTCTTAAGTCACGTAGAAAAGGTATCTCTACATGGGTATCTGGGAGATTCTTCTGGAAGACTATTACCAAGAAGAACCACTACTCCATGATAGTTACCCATGAGCCAGAGGCTACTGACTTTATCTTCAAGATGCACAAGAGATTCCTAGACCATCTCCCTGAGATACTCAAGCCCTCAGAGAGATACAATAATAAAAGAATGCTTGAGTTCAACGACCAGAATGGTACTGGTCTGGATTCTTCAGTTAAAGTTGGGACAGCAGGGAAGGAAGACTTTGGATCTGGACAGCTTATACATGACTTACATTTATCTGAGTTAGCCAAGTATCCTTCATATACCTGTACTCCTCTCCTGCTGTCTCTCTTTCAGTGTGTACCTGAGCACCCAGATACAGAGATAATTATAGAGTCTACTGCCAAAGGAATAGGTGGTGAGTTCTATGACAGATACTGGAGTTCAAGATATCGCTATGAATTCTACCTCGATCCAGAGGGAAATCCTACTTACAGGGAGACTATCAATGAGGATTCTTCAGAAGACAATGAGTTTTCATCTCTATTCATACCTTGGTTTGTTTTTAAAGAATACCAACAAGAGCCTAAAGGAACGCTTACATATACTGATGAAGAGCTGGAGCTCATCAAAAACCACCATGTAACAGACAGGCAGTTAGCTTGGAGGCGTTGGTGCATAGTAAATAAATGTAATGAAGATGTATCTTTGTTTAATCAGGAATACCCAGCTACTGCTATGGAAGCATTTATCTCTTCCTCTGATAATATCTTTGATATCAGATTACTGCAGGAGAAGATAAAAGTTGCTCCAGCACCTAAAGCTATATACTCTGTAAATACAGTGACAGGAATTTTGGTAGCAGATCCTAAAGGGAAGTTAAAAGTCTGGGATGAACCTAAACCCTCCAGACAGTACATGGTATCTGGAGATCCTGCAGAAGGTATTGTAGGAAAGGACTTCTCTTCTTTAGATGTAGTAGATGTCCTAACAGGTAAACAGGTAGCTCACTACCATGCAACTGTTCCTCCTGACCTTTTTGGGTTTATCTCCTTACAGATAGCAAGAAGATATAATAATGCCCAGATAGTAATAGAGAGAAACAACCATGGTCTTACAGTAATAGATAAGATTATTGATTTGGGGTATACCAACCTATATGCTGAGATGGTTATTGAACCTCCTGCAAGACCAAGAAAAAGATATGGCTGGCTTACCTCTAAAGTATCCAAGCCAAGGATAATAGATAATCTCATTGCTGAGTTCAGAGAGAACTTGGATGGGATAGTATGCAAGGAAACTTTGGAAGAGATGCTCTTCTTTAAACAGCATGAAGACATGACTCTGGGAGCAGAGGAAGGTCACAAGGATGACAGAGTGATTTCTATAGCAATCGCTAAGTATGTCATAACCAAGTTACCTGTCACGAAAAACAGAGTTAGAATTGCTTTAAATGCTGCCAACTCCTATACTACTCAAAGAAAACAACAGGGAGTAAGTTCTGCGTCATGGACATGAGGAGGATACTTAATTGGTACAATTTATTAACAACGAGCAGTTGGATCAGGAACAAGCTATAACGGACCAAGAACTTGCACCACCAGCCCCTGAGTTCAGCACATCGGACTTAGCAAATTATGTAAGAAAGAATTGGTCTCAAGCTTATCAACACGCCTCTACAGTTCAAACCCGCTTACTTGCAAACCTAAGAAACTTCAACTCAATATATGAACCAGCTAAACTTGCAGAGATACGCAAGATGGTGGGCTCTGAAGTATTTATTCCTCTTACTGCAACGAAAGTAAATGCAGCTGTTGCATGGCTAATGGATATCTACTTCAATCCTGCAGGAGATAAACCGTGGGATTTGGATTCCACCCCTATCCCTGAACTGCCACTCTCTACAGAAGAAGAGATACGTGGGGAAGTTCTAAACGAAGTAATGCAGGTAGTAGTTCAGTATGCACGGATGACCCAGCAAGATCCCCTTCAGTTAATGAACAAATACAAGCCCCAGATTCTGGATAGAGTATTTTTTAAACTCAGGGAAGTATCCCAGGATGCTATAGAAGATCTGAAAAGAGCTATAGACGACCAGCTTACAGAAGGTGGTTTCTACCCTGAGCTTAAAAGATGCATTATGGATGTTGTTATCTATGAATTCTCCTGCCTGAAGGGTCCAATTTACAGAAAAGAGAAGTATTTCAAAAGAATCCTCAACCCTATGACTGGTACATACTCCAATTCTATAGAAGAGAAGACAAAACCAGTATATGAAAGACGCTCCCCTTTCAATATATTCATTGAACCAGGGTCAGAGCACGTAAATAATGGGTATGTTTTCGACCTTTTATCCTATAAACTGAAAGATTTATACGATATGATAGGTCTTGAAGGGTTCAAAGAAGAGGAAATAAGGGAAGTAATACAGAGATATAAAGATGGTAGACTCACAGAATGGACGAATTCCCTCACAGATATTAAGAATGAGAAGTCAAGAAGCACTCTTTCCACCTATGAACCCAAAGATACAGTAGATATTCTTGAGTTTTGGGGCTCTATAAATGGTCAATACCTGCTGGATTGGGGTATGACTGAGTTTGATATAGAAGATCCTGACAAATACTATGATGTTTGTGTCTGGTTGGTAGGTGAAGTAGTCATAAAAGCCATGTTAAACCCCGATCCTATGGGAAGAAAGCCCTTCCATATCACCTCATACATCAAGAATAACGATGCTGTTGTAGGTGGGAAGGGTTTATCTACTCTTTTAGAGGCTTTTCAGCTAATTTGTAACGCAATAGCAAGAGCAATCGTCAATAATGCTGCTATTTCCTCTGGTCCACTCGTAGAATACAACGAAGATAGAATGGCTCCTGGCTATGACCCTGTTTTATACCCTTGGAAGACCTTTCCATCCACTGGTGGAGCTATGTCTGATTCCCCTGCAGTCAGATTTTATCAGGCACAGCCTGTTTCAGAGCAATTACTCAGAGTTTATGACTATTTCTCCAAATTAGCTGACCAATATTCAATCCCTTCCTATGCTCATGGTGATACCAAGGTAGGAGGTGGAGGTGATACAGCTTCTGGTCTCTCCATGCTCATGAATTCTGCAGATAGAGTTATCAAAAATGTAGTAAAGAACTTTGATGAGCTGATTGCTTCTGGAATAGAGCTTCTTTACCTTTATAATATGTCTTTCAATGAAGAGGCTTTTGATTATATAGGTGATGTAAGGATAGTTGCCCGTGGATCTGCAGCTCTTTTACAGAAAGAACAACAGCAGGTTCGTAGAACTGAGTTCCTGCAGATGACAAATAACCCTGTTGATCTGCAGATTTTGGGACAAGAAGTACGGAGAGAACTCTTACTTGAAGTTGCGAATTCACTGAATCTTGAGTCTGTAACCAAGAAGTTCCCTATAGTAGATGAGATAGATGAACTTAAACTTGAGATTGAAAAGATCATGGTAAATGCTCAGGCTCAGATAGCAAGCCAGCAGAATGCAGCAGGGGGTCCACCTCCTAAAGGACCACAGACATTAGATCAAGCTGGTAATCCTGCTTCTGGTCAAGAAACCAGATTAGTTACCCAAGAACAAGCTCCTCAGCAGAGGGCAGAGATAGCATGAAGCAGCCATCTAAAGATGTACTGGAATCAATAGCAAATCTCAAAGCTCTCCAATTACCTGACTTTGATAAGTTATATAGTTGGGTAGTAGACAGCTACAATGACATAGAGAAAATTACTTTAGAGACCCCAAAAGCTGAAAACGTTTTCACTCACTGGGTAGCCCTCGGTAATCTTCAAGTTCTCAAGACAATTCTTGACACGATAGATGGAGTAGAAGACAAGCTCATGAGATTAAAAGTAGGTAATAGATAATGATAGATTACAACGAATTCTTTATCTGGGCTTACCAAATGATAAAAACAAAATGGTGTGCTGATAAGAAATGTAAAGAGCATCTTAAATATGATGGACCAACAGCCTTCAATGAAGACTGCCAAAATTGCTTTAATAGGAGGAAAGAATCATGAAGTACTTTTTACTCGTAGTCTTAATCGCACTTATCGTTACAACAGTATGGGATGGAAATGCTGAAGCTGCTTCAGTACCTCTCACATGGGATGCTCCTATTACTAATGCAGATGGGACACCTATTACCAATTTTGTTGGTGGATACAGAATCTACCGTGGAACAGTAACTGGAACTTATACCACAAACACAACATTTACTAATCCAGCAGCTACAGTAACCACTAACGTAACAGGACTTACTAATGGAACTCTTTACTTCTTTGTAGTAACAGCTGTCAATACCTTTGGTAATGAGAGTGGATATAGTAATGAAGTATCAAAGGTGGCAGTTGAAGCTACTCCAGGTAAGGCAACAAATTTAAGATGAGAACCCTCATAATCTTCCTTCTATTAACAGGATCTGCATTTGCAGCTGATCTTAACTGGCTCTGTGATCCACCAACTACCAATGACGATGGTCGTCCTCTTACAGATACTCCACTGACATTTGAGTGGACTTATGAACAGACAGGAGATAAGAAACCTACATTTCGCACTACCACTACCTGTGCATTAACAGTGACTGGAGCTAAAGGTGGTGCTCAAGTCTGTGCAAATGTTGTCGTTGTAAATGCACTGGGGAGTAAGAGTGTATCAGCTGGTCAGCTTTGTAAGAAGGTAACAAAATCCACCCCAAGTAAAGCTACTTGGAAATAAGGAGGAATCATGTTTATTTTAGGATTTATCTTAGGTCTTGCTGTAGGTGGTGGGGTAATGGCATTTGTCTATTACAAGAATAAAACCAAGATGGATGCTCTTGTAGAAGACCTTCTTGCTAAGGCTAATTCAAAAGAATGAAAACTAATGAAGCTGGGCAGAGATTGATTAAAGAATTTGAAGGGCTATCCCTTAAAGCATACCTCTGTCCAGCTAACGTATTAACAATAGGGTATGGGCATACTGGACCCGATGTAACTCCTGGTCTTGAGATTACAATGTCAGATGCTGACTATTTACTGAGGAAAGACTTAGAGGAGTTTGAAAATGTCGTGGAGAACGAAGTATTGGTTCCGCTTACTGATAATCAGTTTGCTGCCCTTGTCTCTTTTACTTATAATGTTGGCAGTGATGCACTACATAAATCTACTCTTCTACGCCTTCTAAATAGTGGAGATTATGTGGGTGCTTCTGGACAGTTTATCCGCTGGGATAAAGTAAATGGTAAGCCTCTTAATGGGCTTAGAAGACGAAGAATTAAGGAAACAGAACTTTTCCTAGAGGGGATACTATAATGTTATCAATCTTAAAAGTTCCTTATGAGAGGAAAGCAGATAGCTCTGAGGATATAGTTAGCCTAAGAAGACTGATTGCTTTCATTGCCCTTGTAGCCATGACCATTGCATTTATCGCTATGGGACTTGGTAGATTAATGACTTGGCAGTTGATGATAGCCTATCCATTTGGTCTTCTTATGGTTAGAATGATCTTCTACAAAATAGAGATGACTTCTGAAGTTGTAGTAAAAGTAATTAATGCATGGAGGGGAGTCCCTCAGACTGTAATACCAACTCAAGTAATAACTCCTCCTACGGGTGGAGTTTAATGGCGACTTCTGAGTGGTTATCACATGACAGTATGGTTGGTATCGTTATCTCTTTTGTTACTCTAAGCCTTGCAGCACTTGGATGGTTTGCAAAGAAGTGGGTAGTTAAGGTTGAAGAAGATATTAAGTTAAGGGTAACAAAAGATATTTGTGAAAGTGAACATACTAAGCAGGAAGAATTAGGATCAAAGGAAGAGAAGATACGTAAAGAACGTAGGGAGACTGATAGAGAAAAAATGGAAGAGTTTATTCTTGGAGTAAAAGAACAGAGAGCAATAAATAAAAAACTTATTGATGATTTGTCTACAGATCTTAGGCAACTTGAAAAGAGGTTTAATGACCATATGGATGCCGTTAGAGATATGTTGATGAAGGATTGCCAATGAGAGAATATATGAAAGAGCATCCAATGAAAATAGCCTTCTTATTCTACTGGATACTTGTTTTCATTTTAGTCTATTTTTTAATAGTAGCATTTTATCCTTTCAAGATATTTGAAATGGTAGAACCTATTACAATTATAGAACCAGCATATGCTGGTGAAGTAGCTTTCTATAAAGTTCATTATAAGAAGTATAGACAGGTTTCTGCAAGAGTAAGTAAGCAGTTAGTGAATGGTGTGAATATTGCTTTTGCTGAAGTAGTGGTTAATGCTCCAGTAGGTGAGAATGATTTAGGAGGATACTTACCTATTCCTGAATATGCAAAACCAGGAACACATACACTGATTTGGACAGTGACATATGTTATGCACTTTCCTTTCTATGATAGGGATATAGAGTATAGACATGAAAGCAAACCTTTTACGATATTACCATCAAGGAGGCCAAATGCTCGGTTTACTGTTAAATAAATGGGTCTGGATTGCATTAGTCATAGGTGGTCTTATGACTACTATATGGATACAGGGTATTAGAGTAAAGAGTGCTAAGGCTGAAGTAGCTAAACTTTCTGTTGCAGTGGAGGCACTTCAAAATGCTAATGAAAGTAACATGACTACTATAGGAGAACTTAAGAATGAGAGTGAAAAACTTATGAAGTCCTATGAATCCAGACTTAAACAGAAAGATAAATCTATTCAAGATGCAATAAGAATTTGTAATCTATCTCCTGTTGGATTAGGGAAAGGAGGAACTAATGCGTCACCTACTGATGATCCTGTTTTGCTTGAGCTTAATCAGTTGTTCCCTGGCAACTAAGACAGTATATGTTCCTTGTATAGTTCCAGAGACTCCTCCTGTTCCACAGATGTATGTAGCTCAGTGGGTTAATTTAGATGGAAGATATTGTTTCGCAGATACAGAGAGCTTCAAGGCTCTCATTACCAACATAAAAGAGATGAGAAGATATCAGGATGAGATGAGAACTATCCTTGAGAACCTTAAAAAGTGAAAACGTTTTCAGATAGGAGTTATTAATGGCTACTATTACACATAAAAAAGTAAATGAAACTCCAGATGATTTAACCCTACTCCCGTTAGAAAACTGGGTTTTCCCTTCTGATTGGAATGACCCTCACGATATTACTCTTGGGGCAGACGAGAACTTTCTGACAGATGCACAGGTATCTGCTTTACATACTCAGGGAACTGATGCTGGATTAGATACAGGTGGAGGTCATGCTGTAACTGCAGAAACTATAGTACATCATATAGCAGAAACTACAACAGCTCATGGTGGGATACCTTCTATAGCTGGTCTACTTGATGAAACAGCTCATGATATTTTGGATCATACAGGCCTTACTGGGGTTATCGCTTATACCCATCCTACAGGAGCAGGAAATCTTCATGTTCCTACTTCAGTAACCACTACAGATACAGGAAAGGTTCTTACAGCAGGAGCTACAGCTGGTGATCTGAGTTGGGTAAGTGCTGGTGGTCATACACAAGGTACTGATACTGGGTTAGACACTGGAGGGAGCCATGCTGTTACAGCTGAAACTATTGTTCACCATATAGCAGAAACTAGCTCTGCTCACGGTGGAATCCCATCTATTGCTGGGTTACTTGATGAGTCAGCACATGATGGACTTGACCACACTGGTCTTACAGGTGTTCCTGCTGCTTACACTCATCCAACAGGGACAGGCAATCTTCATGTTCCTACATTTACAAATACTGTAGATACAGGAAAAGTATTAACTGCTGGAGCTACAAATACTGATCTATCTTGGGTAGCTCTTGCAGCTGGTCATACCCAAGGAACTGATACAGGTCTTGATACTGGTGGTGGTCATGCAGTTACTGCCGAGACAATAGTGCATCATATAGATAATGTAACTACTGCTCATAACATGGATGATTATCTTGAAGGTAAGAAGGATAAGCATGGCTGGAATATTCATCCTCCAGTTAAGACTGAACTCAGTATAGCCAAGCCTGTAGCAAATTGGATCTTTACTCTTGATTGTGGTGCTTCATTTGAATACTATGTTAATGGAGTAGAGGTTATAGTTACAGGAACTAAGACCTACGATCTTGGAACTACTCCAACTGCTAATACTGCCTTACACTACCTATTCTTTGATGATGTTACAGGAACTATTAAACATAGAGAAACAGCATGGAACTTATACACAGAAGTTCCTATATGCACCTGTTTCTTTAACGGAACTACTTGGGCAATAACAGAAGAGAGGCATTATGCAATTAGAGATAGAAGCTGGCATCTCTGGGCACATCAGACTATAGGATCAAGACTCGGTAGTTTGACTGACTTCGCCATGACTCTCCCATCTATTGCTACTCCTAATGATATTAATATAGCAGGTGGAACTCTTTATGATGAAGACTTAGAGAATACTCCAAGTGCATCTACGGGAGTAAGACTTTGGTATAAGACTGCTGTAGATTCATGGAGTTTTGTGGATTCTACAACTACTCCTTATGAAACTACAGTTAAATTTACCAATGATGCTTATACTCAAACAGATGTAGGAGCTGCTAAGTTTATTAATCAGTGGTGGTATGCTACTCCTGATATTGATTATCCTATATATGTTTTTAGAGAAAAAGTTACAGCTGAATATAATACAGTAGCACTTGCAAGAGCAGTAACTCCTCCATCCCTTGCATCTCTTGGATTTACTGGTAGTGCAGAAGTTAAGTTACTCTATAGGTTAATCTGGAAGGGTGATGATACTCTTCAGGAAATAACTGACTATAGGGCATCTTCTCCTATAGCTGGTGGTGCTACTGGAACCTCAAGTGCAGCAGCTACTTCATATTCTCCAACTGCTCCTGAGACAGTTGTTACAGTTCAAGGTGCATTAGATAACAGACCTAACTACAATGTCCTTGGAGCATTATCTACAGGGTTCTTAAAAGTAGCTACAACTACAGGTGCTCTGACTTCTGATACTACAGTATATGCTCCATTAGCTTCTCCTGTTCATACAGGAGTAGTTGAAACACCAGCTATTAAAATAACAACTGGAGCAGGTTTAGCTAAGATATTAACATCAGATGCTGATGGAGATGCAACGTGGGAAACTCCTGCAGTAGCAGCACCATCTACAGGATCAACATTATATGTCTATAACTTCAATGGAGGCTATTAATTATGGCAACTAACACAACACCTGTATTTCCACTTACTCCTTATATAGCTATTGCAGATCTTTCTGCAGCTTCAGCGGCAACATCAAGAGTTCCGACTGCGACTGCAAGTATGACAGCTTCTGCTGTATATGGTATTGCACTTGGAACAGCAGCTCCTACAGCAGGTAGAAGGATTGATAAGATAGTAGTGAAAGGATGTGCAACAGCTATTAATGGAGCAACTACAGCTGGGACAGTTATTATCTGGCTGGATAACGCCACAACATCCTTTCCTATCTGTGAAATCTTAACTCCTGTAGTTACTCCATCAGCTTCAGTAGCGAGTATAGAAGTTGAGAGGACATTTACAGACTTTGTAATCCCAAGTGGGTATAAACTTTGGGCATCTACAACTATAGCAGGTGCATCTGCAGCTCATGCACTTACTGTATATGCCTTCTGTGGCAACTTCGAGTAAGGAGATACTATGTTTAATACTTTTCCAAAAAGACCTGTATTAGTATTAAGTCTTTATAGATCTTTAGACTTAGGAGTAGTAACTGGAGTATATACAGCTGACTTTAATAAGTCCTTATTCATAAAGGTAACTACTGGGGCAGCTGCAGCTACAGTTAATATTCCTGATTGGAAAGGTGATGGAATTGTAAGTGCTTGGCTCTATATAACTCAAGGAGCAACTGCAAGAATACAGACTTTAGGAGCAGCAACTACAGGTATGAATAATATTATATCTTCTGGTGGGCTTATGTCAGCTGGTGATGCTCTTCCTAATAGTGGATTAGGAACAGTTGATGCTTTTGAATTTACTTGGACTGGAACAAAGTGGTTTCCTACTAATGCTTTGTTCGACATAAAGGCATAGTATGATTTGGCATCCTAATTTAGTATTTTGGTTAAGAGGTGAAAGTAGTCTTACTGATTCCAAAGCAGGATTAGTTGGTACTACTAGAGGAACTGGTGCAGTAGCCTATGACACAGGAATATTTGGTGCAGGAATAAAGTTTAATGGTACTAACTGGTTTAATTATGCTTCAAGTAAAACTACCCTTGATTTTACACAGAAAACAGGAATTGGCACAATTTCATTTTTTAGGAAATCTGCTGTGCAGACTGCGTCATATGGTGGTTATACTTTTTCAACTACTAAAGATGGTGGAACTTATGGATTCTGGATTTGTCAGTATCCTGGTGCTTATCTTATGATGTTCATTCTCCAAGGTGCAGGAACAAGATTAATTTATAATGAGGTTACTATTGATAATAATGTATGGACTCATTGTGCTTGGTCTTTCAATAAGGCTGCGGATGTATGTGTAGGATATAAAAATGGGATTGCGTATAATTCAGGTTCAATGTCGGCATGGAGTACTACAGCGAATACATCTCAGTATGAACTTACTTCTGGAAATAATCCAGACCAGAATAATTATGAACGAGTGGTAAATAATTCAATGATAGATGACATTAGAGTTTATAATATAGCTCTTCCAGCATCTGATATTATAAGACTATCAAGAGGATTTGATCCCCTAACGAGAAGTTAAAGGAGGAAGTAAAATGAGCTTTCAGCCTAATACTTTTCAGCATAATGCATTCCAGACTGGGTTAAACCTTATTCTTAGGGGGACAAGGGAATTCTTCCTTACTATAAAAAGAAGTATGTCTGATGTTTTATCTATAGAGAATACTTTCTCTGGGACTGTTTCTATTAATCGTAGTATGTTTAGCATACTTCCAATAATAAGGACAGTTTCAGATATCCTTACCATAAAAAGGAGTAACAAATGACTAAAGACCCTATTTTCGTAAATGATTGGGGGCATCTCTTAAAAGTAACTATAGAGGAGAATGGAGATATAGTTGATGTAAGTACAGCTACTGCTAAAGTAATTATTCTTAAAAGTCCCTCTGGTGTATCTAAAACACGCACTGCCAGCTTTTTCACCAATGGAGTAGATGGGATTATTACTTATAGAACTATAGATACAACTCCTGCAGTAGTGGGACCACCAGCGGTAGCTGAAATTCCTGCTGATCTGGATGAAGTAGGAGAGTGGGAGATTCAAGGTAAAGTTACTTTTTCTACAGGTAAGTTTCATACCTCAAGAGGAAAGTTTACTGTTTACAGTCATAACTAGATTTGACTAAAGATCTTTGAAAATATAGGCTTTATATAGAAGGATACTTGCAGAGCAAGCCCTTCGTTCACTGTTTGTATACAGTGAAAACGTTTTCAGACATATGGACACTCGTAATGAGCCCATAGGAGGTTAGATGTCGATACCAAAAGCAGTAGAAGAACAAGAGAGAATAGCAGAGGAAATGATGAAAAATTTCCAAGCTGGAGACTTACAACCAGGAGCAGCAGATACGGAAACCCCGCCTGTAGAAGAGATTCCTGCTGAAGAGCCCAGTCCTACAGAAGTACAACCTTCACCAGATCGTACTGAAACCCTTGAATATTGGAGGCAAAGAGCCTCTACTATAGAGGGAAAGTACAATGCAGAAACAGTAAGAGCACTTAATGAGCTTTCAAACTACAGAGGAGAGAATGCTGAACTTAAAACTCAGATTCTTGAACTCAAATCCCAAATGATAGCCTTCCAGAATACACTCCCCAAACAGGAAACTCCTAAGAGCCCTGATTTAGAGTGGATGGAAGAACAATCTGCTTCTTTTATACCAGGTGTCAAATCTCTAATTGATATGGAATTAGAGAAGAGGATGCTTGAGATAGATAAGAAGATAGGGACTGTAGCAGAAAGAGCCCAGAAAGCAGAGGCTAACACCTTTTTCACAGATCTTTCAGGAAAAGTATCTGACTGGAAAGTTATCAATGACAATAAAGAGTTCATTGATTGGCTTTCCCAGAGAGATAAATACTCTGCAAGACCCAAGTTAGACCTCCTTAGAGATGCTGTTTCTCGTCAGGATTTGGAAACAACAGCTTCCTTCTTCACGGACTGGAAGGAATCCCTCGGAAAACAGGCTCAAGATACGGGTAAACCTAAACCCAATATTGATAAGTTTGCATCTCCATCAAAACCAACAGGAGGAGCTGCTAAACCTAAAGAGACAGATCCTGTTTCCAGAGATTTCATCAAGAAATTCTACGAAGATTCTACCAAAGGTAAGTATCGTGGAAGAGAAGAAGAGGCTAAAAAGATAGAAGAAAGCATCAATTTAGCCCTCTCTGAGGGTAAAATCTATTAACAGGAGGATTCACAAATGGCATTTCCAAGAGTAGGTGGGCATCCAGATTATACAGGTTCAGGAGCTAGTAGGTTTATTCCTGAAATATGGTCAGGGAAACTAAATAAGAAGTTCTACGCAACTTCAGTTGTTCCTTCACTTTGCAACACAGACTATGAGGGTGAGATTAAGGCTCATGGTGATAAAGTCATCATCCGTCAGATTCCTACCCTTAACATCCGTACCTACAATAAAGGTATGGCTCTTAACTATGAACGCCCTGAGAGCACAACTGTTGAGCTCTTGATTGACAAGGGCAAGTACTTCGCTTTCACCATTGACCATGTTGACAAGTTCCAGTCTGACCTGTCTCTCATGGATATGTGGTCAAGTGATGCTGCAGAGCAGATGAAGATCAGTGTTGATACTGATGTTCTTGCAGACCTCATTGATGATGGTCACGCAAGCAACCTCGGTGCAACTGCTGGTGCAATCTCTGCTAATATCAACCTTGGTACTTTTGCAGGAAGCTCTGTCCCTATCTCCAAGATAAACATCGTTGATAACCTTGTAGGTCTTGGTCAGGTTCTTGATGAGCAGAACGTTCCTGAGAATGACCGCTGGGTTGTTATCCCTGCATGGGCAGCAACCAGGATCAAGACATCTGATCTTAAAGATGCCTCCCTCTCTGGTGACGGAACTTCAATGCTCCGTAATGGTAGGATTGGAAGGATTGACAGGTTCACCCTGTACAGCTCCAACCTCCTGTATACTGCCAATGATGGCAATGCTGTAAAGAGCTGGGGTATTCTCTTTGGTCAGAAGACTGCTCTCACATGGGCTTCTCAGATTACAGAGACAGAGACCCTCAAGGCTGAGTCAACTTTTGGTGACCTTGTCCGTGGATTGAATGTCTACGGTTACAAAGTTATCAAGCCTGAATCTCTCGGTATGTTGGTAGGTAGCCCTGCCTAATGTTTTTAACAAGGCAGGATAGAGAAAGAGCTCTATTAATAGATAAAGCGTTGGTTGATTGGGTATCTGAGTTTAAGGTATCCAATTACCAAAAGCCTCTTACTTCTACTATAGAGTTACTCTCTGGTTTAAGTAATGTAACAAAACAAGAGTTGCAAGACTCTAAAAATCGTATTAAGGAGGATGTAAAATGGCAGATATTGATGTAACTGGAAGTGGTCCTCTGTTAGGGACACCTAATTGGGATGGGCAGGGAAAAGTTTATGTTCTTGCAGCTACTATTGACCTTACTGGGGATGTACTTGTTGAAAACGATGTTTATCAGTGCTTGGCTGTTCCTGCTGATACCCTAGTAATGAATGTTAAAGTGGAGATACTCACTCCTGCTGTAGGTACTACTCTCACAATGGACGTAGGTGATGGTAGTGGGGTAGATAGCTGGGATGCAAACGTAGATGGCAAGGCAGTAGCAGGAACGTTTACTCACTCTGTAGTTGGTACAGATGCTTATGCAGCTGCTGCAGCTCAGGGTAAGTTCTACGATGCTGCTGATTCCATTGATATTGTAATGGACGTAGCAACTTCTATTACAGCTGGTCCTAAGTTCCGTATTTCAGCTCTCTGTGTAGATTACAATTAGTAGTAAAGGCAGAGGGGGTCAGGGCGTTGACCCGATTCCCCCTCACCTAGTTCTTTGAAGGAGGACAAACTATGTCCAGATATGCAGAGTTTTCATGTGATAAGTTAATTCTTGGTGGAGCTACCCATTCTGCTAAAATAGCAGGGTCAGGATCTACAAGTATTAAAACAGAATTAGGAACTACAGCAGGAAACGCTGTTGGCTACTTCTTAAATACCACTCATACTACAGGAGATATGAGAGGAGAATATCTTCGTCTTTACTTCTCTGGTACAGGTGGTTCTGGTGAAGCTTTTAGAGCTATGTCTACTATTAACAATAAAACAGTTGCTACTGGTGGAACTGTTAATGGTGCTCATATTTCAATAGGAACAGCTGGAGCATCAGCTGCTGTTTCAGGTGCTGCTAATGCCTTGAGATGTACTTTTGGAATTGCTGCTGCTTCTACTACTCTTGGTGGAACCTGTTCAGTTATCCAAGTAGATACAGACATGGATACTGCCGTAACTGTACCTACAAACTTTGCTTTCATCAGGTTTACTAACACTGGAGTAAAATACCCGAAGGCTCTATTTAGAGTTCCAAATGTTGCAGCTGAGGCAACAGGTCTTTTCTGTGCTCATGTAACAGATGCTATGACACATTCTCTTCGTATTGTAAGTGAAGCAGGGACTGCTTACCATATTATGTGCACTACTACTGTTACCAATAGGACTGTATCATAATGGATCTGAAAAAGGAGAAAGAGAGTCTTATAAGCCAAAGGGATAATGCCTTTGCTGTCTACCAGCAGACTATAGGAGCAATAGCTCTTATAGATGCTCTCTTAGCAGAAGAAACACCTTCTGTAACTGAAAAGGAATTTAAAGAACTGGTAGGAGCTAAAGAAGTAGAGTTTATCCCTGTAGAGTAGTAAATAGAGGGGGCGTAAAAACCCCCTCTTAAATTATCTTAAGAAGGGGGAACAAATGCAAAGAATTAAGAATAAGTATCTTTTTACAGATACTGTGCAACATTTACACTCTACTCTTATGGAGAATGGCTTTGTAAGGAGTATTGTATACATCCTTCCTAACCTAACTACAGCAGTATCTGGTGTTCTTACTGTCTATGACGAGGATGGTAACTTGATTTATACCTCTGGGACTATAAATGAGAATACTTCCACTCTAGTATCAAGTTTAGCTATCCCAATAGGGGTTAATTATACAACTACTTTTACTCTGAATGCAGCATCAGGAGCATCAGATACAGTTACTATCAATATGTATGTAGAACAGGTCTGAAAACGTTTTCACATAGGAGACATGAATGACTCTTGATGAACTTATTAATTCTGCAAGAAGCATATTGGATGATGAAGTAGGAGAAGATTCAGAGAATCTATGGTCTGACATAGAGCTCACAGAGTATATAAATGACGCTATTTATAACCTCTGCAGGAGAACTCACAGGCTTATAGTAGACTCAACAACTGCTGCTATCTGCCAGATTGCTGTAGTAGCAGGAACTAATCTTTATACTCTTAGCCCCAGAATCCTTGAGATTCAGAAAGCAAGACTTCCTTCTACAACTAATTATGTAAGACCCGTGGCTCTTAATATCTTGGATCAGAGACAGGGTTGGGAAGTTACTACAGGAACTCCTACTTACTATTGTTTGGATTACCAGACTGGGAGTATCATGCTTTACCCTATTCCTATAGTAACAGAGACAATGTATCTTACTGTCTATAGATTACCTGTTACAGATCTGGTTTATACAACTGCAACAGCATCTCCTGAGATTCCTGTTCAATACCATCAAGACCTACTTCCTTGGGTTTATTACAAAGCTTACACCAAAAATGATGTAGAAACTGCTAATAAACTTAAGTCTGCAGAGTGGAAGCAGATAGCAGATGTCCAGTATGACAAGATCTATAGGGAATATCTCAGGAAAGTTCCTTCTCAGCCCTGCGGGACTATGTATGGTGCTCTTTAATGGCACAACCATTATCAGTAACTTATAAGGGTTTTAAGGGCATAAATAATATAGACAGTTCCCATAGACTATCTATATTGAAGGGAAATGCTACTTACCTGAAAGATGCTGTTAACTGCAATATAGATAAGACAGGAGCTATTGAGACAAGAGAAGGGACTACCCAGATATGGAACCACTCTACTCATAGTCTCTATACAAATGGAATACAGACTCTTGGAGTAGTTGCTGATAACTTATCTATTATAGATCCATCAGCTGGGTGGTCTCATGAGACTATCTATTCAGGTGTAGGAGATTCCCAATGGTATTATGTTTCTATAGGAGATACAATATATGCTTCCAATGGAACTCTTATAGGGTATGTAACTACTTTTTGGCATAATTTCCCTACTTCTACCCAACTATACAAGAAGACATTTCCTGCTTGTACTAACCTGGAATACTATAAATCAAGGATGTATGGCTCTATAGATAATTTAGTTATTTTTTCTGATCCAATGTGGTTTATCTCTATAGATGAGAGAAATGATAAATCATATGTTCAGAGACCCTCTACTATTACTATGATTAAGGCAGTAGATGACGGACTTTGGGTAAGTGACCAACACAATATCTTGTTCTTTAAAGGGAACTCTCCTACTGAATTTACTATGGAGTATGCAAAACCATATGGGATTATTCCTGGTACTAGCAGTACTCTTCCCGCCTCTGTAGTAATAGATAAAGAGCTATGGCATACTCCTGTTATAGCTACTACTAGCGAGGGAGTAGTAATTATGGGTGATGGAGGTAAAATTAAGAATCTGACAGAGGGAACTTACAGTATTCCACCAATTAGTAAAGGAGTCTCTTGTATAACTAGAGGCAGGATTAACCAATACGTTTCAATAGTTAAATAAAAGGAGGAAGCAAAATGGCAATGTGGTCAACAGCTTTACGGAATTACACAAATCATCAGGGTAGTGTGAAGAATGCTCTGGCAGGTGGTAAGTTCTGCCTGTATCAGGGAACTATTCCAACAAGTGCAGATAATGCAATCGTTGGAACACTCCTAACTACCTGCACAACTGGAAGTGCAACTCTTACTCCTGCAGTAGCTCCAAGATGGACTATCGTAGGTGATGCAGATGGAACAGGTATTGTAACTATCAATGCTCTTGCTATCCATGCAGGAACAGTAGCAGCAACTGGAACAACTGCTGGAACTCTTACAGCCATTGCAAATGCAATTAATGCTTACAATGGTCCGATTCCTTTCAGAGCATGGTCAAGTGGGACTACTCTCTATATTGAAGGTCCAGCTGAGTTACTTCCTGTAGCTACTACAAACGCATGGGCTATTGCAGAGAGTGGGACTATGACTATCACTTCTGCCAATACTGCTGCAGCAGCTACTGCTGGATCAAGGGCAGGTGTGGCAAGTATCAATGGTCTTCAGTTTACTGGTTCAACTGCAGGTGTTCTTTCAACTGCAGGTGTATGGAGTGGGACTAATGCAGCTACAGGAACTGCAAACTTCTTCGTATACTATGCTAATCCTACTGATGATAGTGGTGTGGCAGATGCAACTCCTTATCATTGCAGAAGGATTATAGGTAGTTGTGGGACATATACTGGAGTAGATTATCTCATGAAATCTACATCTCTTGTAGCAGCTGCAACTCATACAGTTGACACTTCTACTCTTACAATGGATGAGACTGAATAATCATGGATACTACAACAAACTTTGCTCTCAATAAACCTATATATGGAGAACTTGCGAGTATATGGACAGCAGGACTTAATACAAATGCTGATACCATAGATACCTATTTGGCTATGATTCCTATTGTTCACTTTGGAAGTGTGCAGATAGGAATGGCTACTAACATAGGCAATACCATTCTAACACCTGTAGTTTACTAAAGGAGATAAACTATGTATGAGCTTAAAGAGTATGCAATAGCAAGAGTTGCAAGTTTGACTATTGACTTTACCAGTGTAGCTGCACAGACCCTCTATACTGTTCCGACTGGTAAGTCATTTATTCCTTGCCTTGTAGTGATTAGAAATGCTTCTGGTAACTTCAATGATGTAGTTTGCACCTTTGGAGTATCTACAGCAAAGACTGATTTCAGACCTGCAACTACATTATCAGGCATTAGTGGAACGACTAAAGCTGTTGTTCTTTACCCTAACTATAATGCCACTCCTGCAGCTGGTAGTGGTCTTATTACTGTTATGGCAGCTGGAGCATTATTCCAGATTGATATAACAACTGGTGAAGCTATGACAGGCATAGTAGACGTATTCGGATACCTTTACTAAATGGCAATTCAGTTCCGTTACAGTGGAGATAGGGATAAGGCACAGAGCCTTGTCCCTTTTGCTGTTCGGAACTTTCTTGCTGGGTTCAAACAGAGGATGGGTTTCCAGAAGTTAAAGCAGAATAAAGAAACCTATATGGATACTGAAGGTAATATTATCCAGATAACTGCTCAGAATATAACTGGAGAGAATTATCAGGTAAGTATATTTTGTCCTATAGTATCTGGTGGTATTACTTTAATTCCTAAAGTTCTTGAACCTTACATCTTAATTCTTACAACAGTATCTAATGGGTGGGAACAATACTCAACTTTAGATGGTGCTGGGAATAGTATTTATAAGTCTTACTTCTATACCTTTAAAGAGAAAGAATCTAAGATAGAAATAGTTAGAACTAAAGACTATGATATTAATTATGCTTGTGGTCTTAATCTATCTATTCAAACAGGAACTCCTAAAGCATCTGAAGGTAATTGGTATGATGATAGTTATGTTGAAGCTGCTCCTGGAATATATTCAGTTGTAGCAGATAACTGGTTTCCTTATGAAGAAGAGATAGGAGCTATTGACTGGCGTAGATATATGAACAGTCAAGGCACAGCTCCTGATTGGAACTTAAAATGGGGTGACTATACTTACGGTAGTGAGAGAACAGGATTTGCTCAATTAATAGAAGGTGCTGATAGATCACAATATTATCCTAAAAGTTCTTTAATTAAAACACCTCATAGCCGTCATGCCTTTATTCTGCAAGATAAGAAGGTATATGCAAGATGGTTTTCTATAGGTAGGAGTAGATATGAAGCTGCTCCAGAATACCCATTAAACTTTACTTATGATACAGGTATAATTCAAAATTTCTGTGGAAGACTTGAGTATATCAGTCCAGCAAGAGATGGATTATTTGAGTGGTATATAGAATCTGCATTACTGGCAGAAGATGGAGTAAATGATGGAGAGCGTATTAGGTCTTCTGAAACATGGAAAGATTTACATCCAGATATCTGCGACTGGACTTATCATGTTCCTATTGTTGCAGTAAGTCCAGAAGCTGCTTTAATAAGAAAAGTTGTGGGTGATGGAGATCAGTCAAGATGGCCTTGTGGAGATATGAATGTTAAAGAAGAACTCTTCCTCGGTAATTTAACTATTGATACTGCAGAGTATGATAGTAATACTGAATTTACTATAGGAACATTAACAGCTGATAAAACAGTCTTAGCATTAGGATATGATTCTTGTACTTTAACTCTTTCAGGATATACTTGTCCTGAACTTTTAATAGGATGGGCAATTACTTTCCCGCCTGTAGTCCCAGGTTATGTGCATCTTGAAAGAATGGGTGATACTTGTACTTTATGGGCTGTTGGAACAGGATGTTTAGAAATAGTTGTAACTGCATCCTGTGGTGGTTGTGGTGATGTATCCCAAGTAATTACCATTGATCCTATTGGATGGTGTATACAAGGACAGTCAGTAGTTGTATCTACCTCAGATCCAGTATATGGCTGTTCTATTTGGGGTGGCCCTTTAATAGATCAGGTATTTGCTCCTCATGGAGCTACTCAATTAGATTGGCCTGCTTTAACTGTAGGAAACTGCACAGCAGGTTGGTATTATATCTTAAGTAATGCAGGATGCTGGGATCATTATTTAACTAAAACATGGAGAGTTGATATAGGAGGTGGATGTGCTGCTCCTCCTGATGGAGATGATTTAGGAATTGGTAAAGGAACACAAATATATACTTGTTATCGAGCATCTTGCACTCATATAGGAGCTGCATGTGATGGAAGTTGGGGAATATGAAAATAACTAAAGAAGTGCAATACTCAAGACCAATTTTAGATATAGCTACCTACTTATCTAAACAGCAGCCTCTTGCTGCAATAGAAGGAATCAAAGCTTTCTTACTTGGTGATGTTACTTCCTTACTATCTAAAATTAAGTGGGCTAAGTCTACTACCAGACCATTTGGTGTTCCTACATTAATTATAGATAATGAGTATTGGTATCCTACAGAACCATATGATGTATCTCCTATATTGGAGGATACGTTAGTAAATAAGAAATGTTCTCTTTGTAATAACTATATGACTGCTTATGAAGTAATGATAACTTGTCCGAAAGCTAATCCTAATGGATGGAAGTCGAGACTTGAGTGTTCTAACTTAGAGTGCCTTCATGAGGAGTATTACACTAAGTATAGAAAAGAACTCATTGATGAATATGGAAAACTATAATGTCATTTACAGCAAGTGGAACAGGAAGGATAAGGGTAATAGGGTTTGATAACTATGATGGTGAAAATAACTTTATTGTCGCTTGGAAGAAGAATACATATAAAGATGATGGAACAGTTGATAGTATTGAAACTAAACTTACTTATAGGATTACAACAACTGATGCAGAAGGTAATTCAGAAACTAAGGAGACCACAACTACTCTTCCAGAGGACACCTATAATTTCTCTTGTGCTATTACTTATCCCTACATGGTTTATACTTATAGTGATGGCAGTAGGACTATTGGAACTATTGAAAATAGAACACTTGTTGTTATCAATGTTAAAACAGGTGCAACTGGAACATTTGAGAATGAGCAGTTATTAATGACTACAAATGATCAGCCTGATTTAACATATGAAGGTTATGAAAGATATAGAACTCTTGTAGCTTGTGGTATAAAGGAAGGTGATATAGATGGCTTGGAACGGTAGTTTAGAAGACTGGGGCAGGAATGCTTGGGGACTTGAAGGAGTAGAAGAAAACTACTTTAACTTAACTATTCCTAAGCGTAGAGTATCCTTTGTTACAGAAACATCTTCTGGAGTATTTAACTTAAAGAAGCCAAAGATAGTTTTCAATATTAACCATGCCAGTAGCTTTAATTTAACAATTCCTCATAGGGTTTTTGCACTTACAGATGCCTCTAATGGTGTTTTCAATCTGTCTATTCCCAAGAGAGTCTTCTCACTACAACAGGCAGGTCTTCTCAATGGCACTTTTGGTCTTACTATACCTAAGAGAAGGATTAGATTAGTAGAAGGAATCCCTAATAGTGGAGTATTTAACCTTACTATTCCTCACAGGATCTTCGAGTTTAGTGGAGCAAGTAGCACAAGTGGAGTCTTTACTATTCATGTTCCTAAAAGAAGGTTCAACCTTACTGATAGAGCAACTGCAGGAACTGGTGGTATTACTGAATCTACTCCAGACTGGACTCCTGATTTCTATACAGATACCCTTACATTGGTTATGAATACAGATACTTTGGATAGCCCAGTGACCTATAGCAACTGGGACTGGAATAGCATAATACAGATCAATGGTATAACATATGTATGTGATTCTACAGGATTATACCAAGTTGGAGGGACTTTGGATAAGGGAACTACCCATATCTCCTCTTACTTTGTGATTCCTGACACAGATTTGGGATCTCCAAGTCTAAAAACTGTAACAGATATCTATTTAGGAGTAAAGGGAGGACCAGTAGGAGTGAAAACATTCCATGATGAAACCTATAGTCTTCCTGACTCAGCCTTTAGTACCTCTGGGGAGATCAAAACCAAGAGACTATCATTTAGTAAGGGTATGAAACAGAGATACTGGGGAGTAAGAGTAGAGAATGTAGATGGTAGTGACTTTAAAATAGACTCTTTAGAACTATCTGGTAACTCTTTTATCAGAAAGATTAACCAGAGATAGGAGACAATTATGGGTACTTTTCCACATGAGATAGTTCCTTCAACCCCTCATTTAACAGGGTATGCTACAGATCCTGCTCCTTTCGTTGCAGCGAAAGCCCTTGAGAACACTGCCTTCGCTACTGATGCAGTAGCTATAGCTAACCAGTTTCTTTTGGATTGGTTGGCTTATCTTAAGACAATAACTGCTTTGGATACTACTATTACAGTTGATCCAATCAATACAACAGTAATAGTAGACCCGATTGATACTACTATTACTCCTACAGATATCAATACAGATATAGGTATTGACCCTTTAGAGCTCATTGCAAAGATGCCTATTAGCCCCATTAAAGACTCAGATTATAACATTACTATCCCAGATGAGCTCCTCTGGATGTTCCAGAACGATAAGTTCTCAAGTACTCTTTTGGAGCAGATTAAAATCAGTCTTAACTATATTATCCTAAATGGTATCTCTATCCTTCCTAAACTTGAAACTGCTATCTATGATAGGGAAACTGAAAGAAATACTCTTGCCAATAATGATGCTAAGGAAAAAATAGCAGATGAGTGGGCTAAGAGAGGATTTGAACTCCCTGGGGTTGGATTATTTAACATGATGTCTCAGGTAGATATTGAATACCAGAACAAAAGACTGGATAAGGCAAGAGCTGTCGTGGAAGAGATGAGGAAGATGGAACTTCAGATGGAGCAGTTTGCCCTTGAAAATGGCAATAAGACAGTAGCTGTAGACCATGAAACTCACAAAGCTTATTATGATAGAAGCCTTGAAGCCAATAAAGCGATAGTTAACTATGGACTTGCCATAGCAGAAACACAGGTTAAGGTTCTTGTAGCAAAGGTGCAAGCTTGGGGAGAGGATATCAAAGCTTATGCAACACAGGCAGATATCTATAAGACTGCAGCTAACATTGCTTCTACCGAAATTGAGTCAGAAGTTAAAGTATATACTGCAAATATGCAGGGAGAGATAGCGGAAATCAACGGGAATGTAGAGGAAGGTAAGCTAAAAGTAATGGGCAGGACTGCTGAACTTGATGCTAAGGTTAAAGACCAGGCTGAGAGAGTTACTGCTCAAATAGCTGAACTTGATGCACAGACTAAGTGGCTTGCCATGAAGTATGGCTATGATACAGATTACTTCAAGGTTCTCTCTGGTATTGAATCACAGATAGCTGCAAGTGCTCTTTCCGCTTTCCATGCAAGTGCTGCACTTTCATCTTCTTCCAGCTTTGGTATTAGTAATCAGCTTCAAGTTAGTGAGAACTTTAATCACAGCCAGACAGTGAGCACTTAATGAAAACGTTTTCAGGAGGTAGATAGATGGGATTAGGCAATAGTGGGTGGGAGAGCCCAGAACAAGCTGATTATAATGCTACCTCTGGGATTTTAACTAATAATGACAGAGCATTAGCTCCCACTTCAGCTATCCCTACTACTGAAGCTACTCCTCCTATATACAGAAATAGTGCATTAGGAGGAACTTTAAATGGAGCTATTCCTCCATTAGCACAAGATCCAAATAGTACAGGGAATACTCCCCCAGGAGATACAAGATCCTCTGCAATTTCCCCTACTACTCAAACTTCTTTTACTGATTCTGACCTATCTAAGTATGGAGATAAACCAGTAGAGGATACTGATCCTAATGCAAGAAACTGGGTTGGACCCTCTGGTAATGATGTATGGAAAGGATCTACGGCTGCTATCCCTACTGCTACCCCGCAGTTTATGGCTAATAATTTTAGCAATACTACTACAGCTACTGTTCCTAATAACTTTAATCCAGTAACAGCTCCTGATTTAGCTAAGGCAGAAGATACCAGAGTAGGCTATATGGGTAATTTATTAAGCCAACTTAGAAAAAATGTTTTAAATAAAGAGTATAAAGTAAAGTGAAAACGTTTTCAGAAGGAGTAATAAAATGCCACCTATTAAATACAATTTAGAGAATGACCCTGCTTACAAACAGAGAGTAGCCAACCAAGCTATTAATAGAGAACAAATGGCTGCTAACTATGATAAGTTTGCAGCAGAAAAGAGAGGAGTAGCTAATCAACCTTCTGGTATTGACCCTGCTAAAACTGAATTTGATACTCATAGTAAGTATATAAAAGAGCAAAGAGCTGGAGTAGCAGCAGAAAGACAAGCTATTGCTACTAGGAGAAATTCTCCTGCTGGCAATATACCTCCTGATTACAAAAGCACTTGGGCAACTGAAGTAGGTCTGGAGAAAGAAGGAAATAGATTAAAGAAGGCATCTTCTTTTACAGAGAATATTGGTAAGGGTATTGAGAATAGGAATAAACCTATAGTAGAAGGTCTTAGAAATTCTCCTAAACAGGCAGCTCCCCCTACTCAAGCAATACCTCAAAAATGGCAAGGACCAGTAAAATATAATCCAAATGATGTTATGCAAGGACCAGTAAAATCTACTCAATGGCAAGGTCCAATAAAATATAAATCAGGAGAAAGACTGGGACCTAGATTAGCAGACAAATTTTCTGCTTCAAATCCTGTAAGTGCAGTAAGTGAAGCACCCACAGGATTTGGTGACTTACCTGGGAAAGCTCAGAAATCTATTCCTATGGGAGAAAAGATTGCAAGAGGTGTAAAAACTGCTTGGAATAGCCCTGTTGCACAAGGAGTTAGAAAAGTAGCTGGCCCTTTAGGGGTAGCAATGACTGGAGCAGATATATTAACTGAAGGGGTAGTTCCTATTGGTGGGGCTATGTCTGACGCAGCATATGCAGGTCCACAGGCTATAAACTCTACCCAACCTGGTTCTACAATGGGGGTCTTTAGAGCTCCAAGAGGAGCATCTCAGGCTCAGACTCTTATCCCTCAAGGTGGTTATAGAGATAATACTGCAGATATACCTAACCAAGCTATACAGACAGGAGTAAGTCATGGTCAAGTTCCTCCTACAGGATTACCTCCTACAACTCCTCCTCCAGGAGCTCCTCTTCCTGCTGGAGTTGTGCCTGGTTCTGCTGCTGCTGCAGCAGCGGCTGCTACTCCACAGAGTAACCCTAATGTGCTGGATCAGTCAAATCCAAATAGTAGTACTTCTGGGTTTGAAAGGGGAAACCCTGCTCATAATTCTGTTCTTAACCAAAGAGCAGATATGCAGAGGAGTGCCATACAAGATGAAGTAGCAGGAAGACCTTCTTACTACCAACCTTCTATGGGATCTAATATAGATTCTACTTTCCAGGACAACGCTAACAGAGCTATGAATATGCGTCTTAATCTCATGTCAGATCTGCAGAGCAGACTTACAGGATTTCAGGATAAACAAAGTAAGGATGATTTTGGAGCAGGTATGGGAGGTGCTTTTGCAAGAGGAGCTAACAGAAGAGCTATTGATAACATCCTTGGCTCTTTAGGTCAGATGCAGAATATAGGGCAGGAGTTGGAAGCAGGACAGAGAAATGCCATAACAGAACAAAGTAACTTTGCTAATCAGTCTGATGCACAGAATAGAACAGGTATTATGGGTGGGGAACTTGCTCTTAGAGGGCAGAAGCAGGCATTTGAACAGGGTCCTGAATTTGCTGAAAAGCAAAGAGTAGCAGACCAGAATTCTGCTATTAACATGGAGCATTATAGATCAGCTTCTGAAGATAGAAAACTTGGATATGCTAATGCTGCAGCTATGAGACAAGATGCTTTAGATTCTGCAGAATCTAGAAAAGCAAGTGATAACGCTCTTAAAGAGATAACTCTTGATAAGGATAATCAGTTAAGGAAGTTCATAGCTGCCAGAAAATTGAAGCCTGGAACTCCCGAAGCTGACGGTGAAATTGCTAAGTTTGCTCAAGACTATGAAGATTCTATTTATCAAAAACATTTAGGAAGAGTAAAAACCCTTAAGGGAACAGGAAATAAATCTGCTGGGGAACAATAAATGTATAGTATAGAGAAAGCAAGAGCAGCTGGGGAAAGTGATGACTACATAGCTAACTATCTTATAGAAAAGAATAAGATAGATCCAACTTCTTTACAAGGTATACCACAAGAGAAACTTCTAGACCATCTTGTAGGGGAAGATTCCCGTATTAACTATCCTATGAATGGTGCTCAGGCTATTAATACCAGACTTGAGCAGAAGAATCAGGAACTATACCCTGAAAAGTATACTGCTATTCCAGTTCCTTTTCAGGATACTCCTATTATGATGCCCAAGACTGAGGCTCAGAATGCTGAGTATGCTAAACAGAAAGCACTATATGATAAGTCTCCTAATATGCCAGGAATTGGTGGTGCTTTATGGGAAGCAGGAGCACAACCTATTAAGGGTGCTCTTAACTTACCAAAAAGACTTGTAGGGTCTAATCTTGAAGCAGCAGGAACTGCTATTGGTGGAGATACTGCAGTAGGTGGATTCTTACAAGAAGCTGGGAAAGCATGGTCTGGATTCTCTGATAAAGCCCAGGAATTTGCTCCTCCTTCACAGCAGAGTTTGGAGAGTCCTATTCGTAATACTCTTATTGGAGGAGTACAGTCTGCCTCTGAAATTCTACTTTCAGGACTTATACCTGGTGGAGCAATAGCTTATGGTGCTGGTATAGGATCAGAAGCTGGGTTAGGTCTCTATAAAGATATGGTAGCCAAAGGGAAGAGTCATGAAGAAGCCCTTTCTTATGGTGTTATTAATGGTGGAGTTCAGGGAGTATTAGAAACCTATCTGAATAAGATGACATTAGGACTGGCAAAACCTCTTACTGGACTGATAGGTAAAGCTATAGTTAATGAAGGGGAACAGGCTCTTAAGAGTACTGCCAAAGAACTTATTGGAGTTTATGGCTTTAAACAATTCTTCAAGAACATTGGCAAGATGGCTATGTGGGAAGGTACTGAGGAAGTAGCACAGCAGGGAACTGAGGATATCCTTAGAAAGATAGGTATGGATGAAACTAAGACTCCAGAAGCCTATGCTCAGGATTATGCTTTGCAGTTTCTTGGTGGTGCTTTTGCTGGGTTACTTATAGGTCATGCTTCTCAGGGTATGAACATGGTAGCTATGAAACCCTATATAGATGCCCTGCAGAATCCTGCTACAGGACAGGATGTTAGGCTATCTGCCAAGGATGCTATTACTCAACTGCTTACTCCTCAGAGCTTGGAAGCTGCCAAAGCTTGGGATACTTTAGCTACAAGAGCTGTTATAGCAGGAGATCCTATTCCTGTAGATACCCAGTTTGCTGCTTTTATCAATGTATACAACAATAATAGAACTACTGCTTCTGTGAATATGCTTAATCCAGAGACCCCAAGGAAGCCTCTTGGTACTCCTCCAGTAGCTGCTCCTACTCCTGCAACTCCTCCAACAGGGAATCCTCCTATTGATTTACTATCTCCTGAAGTAGCAAGGAGTAAGCAGGTAGCAGAAGGAAGAGTATTAGCTGCAGAAGAGCAGATTATGAATACCTCTGATGAAGCAAAGATAGCAGAGTTACAGAATCTGCAGGAACAAGTTGGTCAACAGCAGGTTGCTTTAGAGGAATCTGAGAAGCCTATGGCTCTTAGCAAGACTGCCTTTACCTCTAAAATAGCAGAGAGGAAAGCAAAATTGGAGTTGAAAGCTAAGGATAAAACTATAACTCCTGCTGAAAAAGGTATGCTCAATGACATGAATAGATTGTCTACAGAAGACCTTGCTAAAGCATACAATATAGAACTTTCTACTCCTACTGTTCTTAAGCCTGTAGATATGACTAACCAGAAAATAGTAGAAAGAGAGCAGGCTATTCTTGCAGAACAGCAAAAAACAGAAACACCCTTACCTGTTCAGGAGCAAGCTCCCGAACAAAAACAGCCTACAGAAAGAGAAACTCTTATCACTGGGTTAGAGAAAATGAGTGCAGAGATAGAAGCAAAAGAGGGAAGGGCAGCAGCTTCAAGTGCTGTTTTATCTTCAAAAGAGTTCCAGCGTCTTAAACAGATAGAGAAAGAAGAAGAAGTGAAAACGTTTTCACCTGAGAGACAGCAGATAATAGCAGTAGCTTCTAAGATGCCAGAAGAGAGAGTGCGTACAGAGATAGCAAAAGAAAAGGCAAACCTTACAGTATTGCAAGATGCTATCTCTAAATACCCAAAAGAAGACCCCAATATTGCTCCTCTCCAAAAGGAAATGGAATTAGTCCAGCATACTATTAAAGCGTATGAGGATAGACTAAACTCTCTTTCTTGGGATAGCCACCTTGAAGCTGTTACTACTCCTGCTACTGAACCAAAAGTACAGGTAAAACAGATCACAGAGAGACTGAAAGTTCTCAATGTTGCTATGGAGAATACTTCAGATAAAGAGAAAATAAGTTCCATCCGTGTGCAGATTAAGAGAGAAGCAGACAAGTTAAAGGATCTTGACCCTGATAGATATGCAAAGATAGAAGCCAATATGAACCTCATTGATAAGATGGGGGAGCTTAAAAGTGTAAGTGTTTTCAAATCAGATAAAACAACAACTACAGAACACCCTACTATTGGTAGGTTTCTTAATGATATATCAAGAAATTCTGATAGTGTAGCAATGAAGCAATTATCAACTTACTTGCTTAAAAAGATAGAGTCCCAACCCTCTAAGCTTAATATGAAGATAGTCCATTCTTCTGTACTTGAGCATGAACCTACCAAGAGAAATATAGAAGGTAAGGGGTCTGGTGCTTATTACCACTATGATTCTGATGAGATAAGAATCCTTAGAGGCTCTATTGCTCCTCGTGAGTATAATACTGCAGTTTTACATGAGGTAGTTCACGCTCTTACATCTAAGAAAATAAGAGCTCATATGAGTGTAGAGTCAAAATACTATAATAAGATTTTCTACACTATAACTAAAGCTGCAAGTGAAGAGATGAAGATAACTCATGCCTATGCTTTCAGCAATCCCAGAGAATTTCTGGCTATGATATTTACAGACTCTCAGCTTATTCAGGATCTTGAGAAATTAAAGATAGATATAAGTTGGATAAAAGAGGCTAGTCCAAATATACATACAGCATGGGAAGCTATACTTGATGTCTTTAAGAAGATACTCGGTATGGATGTAGCCAAAGACAGTGCTCTTGGTCATTCTCTTAAAGCTCTTGATTCCCTCTTGAAAGAGGGAGCTAAGTTACAGGAGAAGCAGAAGGGTACAGATGAGATGTTCAATCCCTTCAATGAACCTACTGAAGAGAAAGAAACTACTGAAGATGTTACTGCTCTCTTTGATATCCCTTGGGATGATCTTACTACTGCTCAAAGAGATATCTTAGCAGATATTACTGATATTGATACTCTTGCTAAGTTCCCTCTCTCCCATCTTACTGCTAACCAGACTGGTATTATCTGGAACAAGATGGATACTACTGATGAGTTTCCTAGTGAGAGTAAAGCAACAGTAAAAGTAGGACCAATGGCTGAGATTAAGACCCTTCATAATGCAGGTAAGGGTGTCTATACCATGAGGGTATATGATGACAGCTTTAAGAAGCTGGATAAAGATCACCACTTTGGCAACCCTTTTGGGGTTACTGGAGTAACTACCTCTTCTTCTGTTCCTAATGCTGGTACTATAAAAGAAGTAAGCCAGAGGTATTATGACTGGTTATCAGGAAAAGCTGATAAGAATATAGAACCAGATAGAAGAGTTTGGATTAATAAAGTTATAGATATGGGCTTACTTGATGGAAAGAATCTCCTTTACTTCCAGCAGACTGAAATTAATCATGCTAAGATGCTGGCTAAGTATATAAATGAGAGAAGTATTAAAGAAACTCTTGCTCCTTGGGAAGAGCAGAAAAAAGAAGTGAAAACGTTTTCAGATATCGTTGCAGGTACTCATAGGAATGTTAAGATTATAGAGTCTCCTATAACAGCTTCTATGGCTGCTCTACTCCCAGATGCCAGATTTGGTTACTGGGCTAAAGATGGGGATTCTCCTATAACTCTGCCTACTTATGAAGAAATGAATAAGAAGACTAAGAAAATGGAGATAAAGCTTAAAGGATGGGAAACTCCAAGAATAGCTTCAAATGCCATCTCCCTTCCCATTAAAAAATCAATGGGCTCTTTCTATACTGATGCTGAATTCTTAGGATCTAATAAACCTGAGAGCACATATAAGAAAGTAGTAATGGAAGAGACTACAGTAAAGGGAGTTACAAGAGCTAAGGTAACCAATATAGTCTCCCCAAAAACTTCTAATATAAGGATAAAACTGGACCAGCAGTTTGATACTCTTGAATCCTATGCCAGATCTGGTATAAGAGTAGTTCTTAGTGCACTGGATTTGACGGAAATATCTGCTCATTCCCCAGCTTTGGCTTCTTATCTGAAAGAAAGAGTAGCTAAGTTAGGTGCTATTAAGACTAATGAACAGAGCAAGAGGGATGTAGAAGTAGTAAAGAAGACTACTGTTCCTGCTGCTTCTCAAATATTGGATAAGAGAACAAAATATAAGGGCAACATCTCCAGGGAAAATCTCAAGAAGATGCAGGAAACTACTATCAAGCTGATAGCAGATATAAAAGAGGGCTTTACTCCTGAACGGGTAGCTGAACTAAAAACTTTCCATAAGATGAAAGAGAAGGATCAGGTAAAGTACTTAAGAGAACTGAACAAGGAGACCAGAAACCAGATTACAGAAAGGATAGACCTAACCAATCTCTATGCAGATACTATCCTGAGATTTGGGATAAAGGAAGGTAAGATATATAAGAGCTCTCTTCCTTATAAAATAAGTGCCAGGATAGTTGCAGCATACAATGATTACCATGCTGACCTTGATAGTATTCCTTCTATGCTTAGGTCTATTGCAGTCAGCAATAATGAGTATGGAAAACACTATATCCCTACAGCTACAGGAGTTAGCACTTTCATAGAGAAGACAACTCCATTGATAGACCAAATATTCTCCAGTAAACATTGGGATACTACTACTGCCAAGACTGCTTCCCTTATGGCAATAGAGTCTTACTTTGAAGGAAACCCTATGTCTTATGAGGACATAGTAGCGAAGATAACTAAATATGGAACTGAGTTCTCTACTATGTCCAGAAATCTTTGGAATGACCCAGAGTTTCAGAATGTCTTTTCTTTCCAAGGATATGACGTTCCTGTTCCTCCTTGGACTATGGATTCTGAAAATTTACTCCTATCTTTTGATAAGTTTGTTACCCATATGGTAGATAAGTATGGGTTAGATCCTGCAGATGTAGTTAATTCCAATAAAATGCTGGAGTTATTCTTCGGAGGGTTCATTCATAATAGAGTAAAAGAGGAATGGAAGGATTCTAAAGGGAAGAAACACACTGTATATCATGACCAATCTATCATAAAAGAGGACATAGTAACAGAAGAAGTAGCCCATATTAATGAACTGGAGTGGGTTAGATATACATTGAATAGGACTACTCCCATAATGACATGGAAAGGTGGAGAAATTAAGGAGAACTTCAAAGAGCTGGAGAACCTTCCTATTAACTTTGCACTGGGCTTAAGAGCCATGATTATATCAAGAATCAACCAGGCTAATAAAATAGATGACTCTTTATTTGAGTTCAAAGAGACAAGGGATCTAAAGAGTAAAGCTAGAGTATTAGATAAGGATGACCAGTTAGTACCCAAATATGACAAGAGAGGTGCTATTGATGAGAAAAATATCCTCTGGGTTGAGCCAGAAACAGAGAAGGATAAGATAAATACGTCAAAGTACGCTGCCTATATCATGAAGCAGTTAGAAAAGACTGGAGATTGGCTATCTTTTGAGGACTCATTAGGTGCAGTTTCTATCCAGGACTACCCTCTTATTATTGATTACATAACAAAGAATAATCCTGATCTCCTTCATTCTATCCTTGGTAGTGATAAACTTATCTATCCCAGAGTATCTTTTGGTAAAGGGGAAAAAGGAAAGATAGAGACTCCTTATGACTTTAAACTGTGGCAGAACTCTGAGACATTAAGAAGCAACTTCAATTACCTTGTTGCTAATCTCCCTGAGTTTGTAAGGGATGGCTATACAATAGATATAGCATATTACGCTAATAAGGGTTACTTGAATGGTAGAGAGACTGTTGCTGTTAAAGATTTGGGAACTGTTCTTTTTATAAAACAAAGAGGTATAACTGTTCATACTATGCCTATGCCTTCAGATGGTAAGTATGATATTAAAATGATGGTTCAACAACTGACTTCTTTCATGAAGAATATGCATTATATGACATCAGAAGAGGCTATTGACATCCATCTTCCTTCTATACCCAATAGGAGGGACGATAGACCAAGTACACTTCCTAAAGTCTTTTTTAAGAAGGATCTTTCAAAGTCAGAAGATGATTATACTGCTCCTTATAGCTATATTAATGATACAGAACTCTCTCACTTATATGATGCTTTGTTTAGTGGAGGGATTAAAGCAGAGTCATTATCAGATGAGGAACTCCAAGATCATATAACCAGAATGAGAAGTGTATTAAAAGAAGACGTAATTTCTCAGAGAGAACTCTGGAGTAGGATAGATAAGTTAAAAGAAGCATTAGAGCAGGATAATTTAACTACTCAGGAGAAAGACCGCATTAACTCTTTGATTAAAGAGAATGAAAGTAAAGTTGAACTTTATTCTGGAGATCTTAAAGAGACTTATAACAGTCTTTTTAATGAGATAATGAAGATTAGAAGTGCCAAGTTTGAGTATAACTATGAGTCTTTTGCCTATATGGAGAAGATAGATAATGTAATGAACTATCTTAATGTCATAGAAAGGGAAAAGGCTAGATTTCTTACAGATGAGACTACCCAGAATGTATCTGATTTTGTTAAGGCTAATAAGGCAGTAGCTGTCAGTACCCAAGTAGGTCATTCTAAGAAGAATAAGGTATTAACTACAGATCAGTCTTTGTTCCAGGCTGCTATTAATAACCTGCAACTTCTGCAGAATCTAAAGAAACCTACTGCATTAGAGGTATTCAACACTATTGTAGAGAAGGGTAAGTGGGTAGTTGAAACAAAGATAGATGGAATACAGCAGACTCTATCTATGACTAACACACTTGCAGAAGCTGCTTATGGAGAAGGGGATAAGACCATCTTAGTAGGAGCAAAGGGACTCTTCCATGACAGACCTGATATTGTCTATGCTCTTAATGAACTCAGCAGAATAGAAGCAGAGGCTCTTACTGTCTATGGTATAGATGCCCAGTTAAGCCAGCCTGGAATAGACAGGTATATAGACAGGACAATGGGTAAGTATATTAAGAGAAGTCTAGGTAGTGACGTAGTTAGGTGGAAATCTCCTGAAAACGTTTTCAGAATAAACTCTCTTTATGGCAGGATTTATAGAGATCCTCTATCCAAGCATAGTATTAATAATGAGAGGGAAGTACTGGCTATGGCTATCTTGGCTACTATGAGAGAGAATGGCAATGAGAAAGCTACTTTAGCTGAAGCTATGGACTTGGCTTCTCTATATCAGGAAACTATCAGAGAAATAAGTAAGTCTACTCAAGGACCCGCTAATAAGTATATCATCTTTAACTTGGCTCTCAGGAAGTTCAATGAGGCTAAAGCTAATCCTCATGGAGTAGAATCTGCTGTTGTAGATAACTTAAATACCATAAGGAAAGAGTTGTCTGACCCTACATATAACCAGGAAGCAGTAAAACAGCTTGCTGATTACTATAAGAGGACTCTCTCTAAAGAGTTGGGTATTTTAAGAATGAATGAGATTGTTCTTAAAAGCCTTACCCAGGATAACTTATACACCAAGGATATCTGGAATGCTGTAAAGACAGTAGACTCCCAAAAGTTTCTTACTGATATGGATAGGTATGCTACTGCAGATAAAGCTGTTCTTCCTAAAGAAGTAGCAGATAAGTTAGATTTAGACACTCTTTTCTTGGCTACTTCTAATGCTATTTTAGAACATATGCCTAAGTATAATACTCTCTACCTTGATTCTAAAGAAAAAGAGTATACTTACAGAGCTGCTGCTGAGTTCGTAAGTAAGGCTGATAGTCTTGGGGCAATAAAGAAAGAGATTACAAATGCATTGCTTAATGTTGATGCTATTATTGCTAGAAAGACAGGTACTAAGAAAGACTTACAGAAAGCAGCTGTTGGGATGGTATATGCAGAAGCTCTTATGTCTGGTCAGATCTTCAGATTTGGAATGGCTAAAGAGACTGTTGATACTCTTATGACTTTTACTGACCCTATCTATGAAGAACTCAGTAAGGTAGACCCTGCTTTATATAGAGGAGAACCTTCCAAATTAAGAGCAGATATAGACATGAAGACTCTTTCTCTGCCATATACAGCTCTTTTAGACTTGTATGATTTTATACAACAGGGTTCTTTGTTCAAAGGAGTCCTTCTCAGACCTATTGATAAGATAGATTTTAAAGCTAGAAATATGTCCAAGGTCTACGATATGGCTATGGATATGTCCAAGTACGATGCTAATAATCTTACTCCTTACCATTATTTAGTAGCTGCAGTGGAAGCTGCTTATCAGAAGAATAAAGATCAGTTCAGAGCTAACATGAGAGGTCTTATTCCTGTTATTGATTATATAGGTCAGGATTTAAGGGATAAGTCTTTCATGAGAAAGAGGAAGCCTCGGAAGGATATTACAGGAAATGACCCTGCTGTTACTAAGAAACACAAGATAGATACTGGTAAGCTAAAGGATAGTCTTCCTTATCTGACTAAGCAACAGCCTATTTTCAATCCTACTCTTATCCAGAATGAGGATGGAAGTTGGACATTTGAAACAGAGGAAGAACCAGGGGAATTACATAGAATTATTAGTCCTGAGACTCTTTACTATGATGAATTTATGGGTATGGATACTGAGTATCCTAATGTAGTTGGAACTAGTCAGCATATTAAAGATAGAGTTCTAAGTATATGGACATCTATAAGAGAAGCAGCAAGAGTAAGAAGTAAAAGTGAAGGAGTTACCAGTTTTGATGCTTTACTTGATACTTATATAGGAACTACTGAGTATACTTCTGCCCAGTTAGCTCATACTGTTACAAATATGCAGGATAAGTTAGCGAGAATAGCCAAAGACTGGCCTGCATTCAAGAAGATCTTTGATTTTGCAGGGTTACAAGGTAAGTATCTATTTGGGAATGAAGCTAAAAAGTTAGATCATATCCTCTATATCTACTATGATCTATTTAGAGAAGCTTCTCTTAATAACAAGTTAACAAAATCAACTGACTTGTACAAGAAGCATATTGCTGACTTCAATGCTGGTCGTATTACAGGAGGGGAGCATGGAAATGCTTACCTTGATAAAAATAGAATATGGCTTCTTACCCAAGCTATCACTCTTGCAGAGAAGTTATCTACTCCTCAGTATGCTAATGAAGCTAAGGTTATTAATGATCTCTTTAATGAAGTTCAGCATGAGTATAAAAGATTATGGGACTTAGCTAATGAAGCTGGAATTATAACCAAGTTCATTACCCATTATCAGAGCAGGAGAACTGGAGAAGTAGCAAAAGGTATGAATGGCAACTATGCATTCAAGCAGGATACTACCCACTCCTTACAAAGAGAGTTCAAGGATATAGTGGAAGTATGGAGAAACAATAGAGATATCTCTATTACTGGTATGACCTCCAACCTTTCTGACTATGGGAAGGATATCCTTTCAACTATCAGTAGCACTAACCTTATACAGAAAGGGTTAGGAATAACTACCAGATATATAGATGAGCAGGAAAACCCTGTAATCTATAAGTTAGTTGAAGGAATTAATGGAGCTATCCGTAAACTCCCTGTATTTACTTACAAACTCAACCAGAAGGATGAGGATAACAGGAACTATGTAGATTTAGAGCATCCTAATGCTACTGTTTTTGTTCTTCGTCATGTACTGACTGCAGACCAGACAGCTCTTACAGAAGAACAGCTTAATGAGATGAATATGGTCCAGGTAATAGATAAAGAAACAAATATTAAGAAGGTCTATGACATTGTTAAGGTAAAGGCACACCCAGACATAGCTACTAGGCTGAATAACCTTATGTCTAAATCAGACCTTATGAAGTTCTCTACTGTCCAAAAAACGGTGCACTATAACTCTGCTATAAAAAGGACTATATTACAAGGTGACTTCTTCCACCACTTTGCCTTTATGAGGCAGTTCTTCTTCGGAACCCCTTATAATGAAGAGTTAGCTAAATCATTAGGAGTAGCAGGAACTGGGTTACTCAACCCAAGTAGTATCTATAAGAGAGGTCTTGCTCTATACAGTCAAGCACTAAAAGACCCTAAAGATCCTACTATCCTTGCTTCTTTAGCTCCTACTGAAGTGCAGATAGTAAACATATTAAGGAATCTGATACATAGTGGCATCTCTTTTAATACTGCCCCTGACTGGGATGAGATGATGGAGTCCAAAGAAGGGAGAAAGAAGTTAGTTAATCTCTTAGTTAAGAAGGGAGTAGTAGCTAACTTTGCAGAAGGTTATACCTACATGATGGAAAATATGGAGAGCTTCCTCTTCAAAGAGTTTGGAACAGGTCTTAAGATAATCTCTGCTCTTGCTGTCTATATGGATATACAGAACAAGATAAAGAAGAATAAGTGGGAATTCAAGATATCCCCTTCTTTACTGTCTGAGATTAATGCTCTCCCTGAGACTGAAAGAGCAGCTAAGTTACAGGAAATACAGGACAGTGAAGTATATAAGGCAGTAGCAGAGTATACAAACATTAACTTTGGGGGACTTAACAAGAACAGATATAAGTCTTCTGATAGCAGAATGGCACAGTTCTGGTTCTCTCCTACTGTTACTCTCTTTAAGAGAATACTATTGCTGGCTCCTGACTGGACTGAATCTAATATAGCTGGAATTGTTAAGTACATTAAGGCTATAAAGACAGGTAATAAGATAGAGAGAGAACTATATCAGAGAGTTCTCTATACTACTGCAGTAAGAGCTACTATGTTGTTGATCTTAGGAAATATGCTCATGGCTGCAATCTCTGCTATGGGGGATGATGATGAAGACCAGTGGGATAGGATAGTAAAGAATTGGGATAATGAGGAGAAGTTAGCGAACAAGCTTATCTCTCTTATGGAGTTAGATATAACTGCTGCCTATACTGCTTTGGGTGGAGATCCTAAGTATACAAAGAAGTTAAATGTTCTTGGTCATATTATAGATCCAGTAAAAGCTGCTACTATGCCTTTTACTTTTACTAAGAACAAATTAGGAGTTATACCCCGCTTTGGTTATGAAGGAGTAACAGGAACTAACTTTAAAGGTGAGACTTATACTACTTTGTCTGAGTATATAGGGAGAGACTTTGAGAAGGGAGTTTATGCTCAAAAGGCAGGGTTGTTTAATGCAGGAGACCCCAAATTCGGAATGCTTGAGACAAGACTCACTAAGTTTGGAAAGTCTGAACCTGTCCATTGGGAAACTATTCCTACTTTTGCTATTAGTCAAGGTAAAGGGTGGACTCCTATCTATGTTCAGGAATCTTTGAATGTTATGTTTGGTTATAATACTGCTCTTGAAGCATTCATGAGAATAGGCGGAGCTCAGGTTAAAACTAACTATCTTGCTCCTCTACCTGATATCAAAGTGGAGTACACCCCAAAAGAGAAGAAGGATATAACTCGTCATTTCAATAATAGATGGGAAAAACTGAAAACTGTAGTAAGAAAGAAAACCAGGGATAATGGGGAACTATCTTTTGAAGATACTAATATGCTGATTAAACAGTTGGATATGATTAACCAAGAAGCAGCTCCTTATGGTTATAAGAAACACACATTGAAATCTTTAATGAAGATAGAGACAGATATTATTAAATACCCCACACCAGATATGGCAGAATAGGGAGTAAGAAAAAAAGGGGGAAGAGCCCAATTAAGAGCTCTCCCCCTGAAAACGTTTTCACATTATTCTATTCTCCACACTCTTATACTATCTTCCCCTATTACCCTTGAAGTAAAGATCATAGATTTATACCTTGCAGCACAAGCCATTACATTTACTTGTAGTTTGTGGGGTTTCTCTCCTTTTACCTCAAAAGAGTCTCCTACCTTCATTTCTCTAAAAGGATATTTTTTCCTGAAAGCTTTTGGCATTGGTACTTCTTTATCAATCTTAATCATTTCTCTCCTCTTTACCAATAAATGTCGATTTCTTGATTATCTAATAAGAACTCATCTATAGACTTCATATTAGCCCAGTTATACCCTACCTTTGTTTCAGACTCTATAGGATAGTCTACAGTTACCCCAAACTTAGAGAAGATATACGTCTTTGATGCTTTTTCTACTATCTCTTTCATTACCCCGCAAGCTTCTTTGAGATCCTCTACTTTAACTTGGCATATGATAGCATCATGAATGAACCACATAGGTTTAATAATTCTATTCAGAACATATTGTGAGTCATTAATAAGCTTCATACCTATAAGACCAAGATCTGAACTAAAGCTCTGAACTGGGCTATTTATAGCTTGCCTCTCTGCTTCTGATGCTACTGAGAAGTCTACACTATTAATACCAGGGAGATTCCTCCTTCTACCAAGAGGACTTTCTATATATCCCTGTTTTTGCACTTTAGATTTTACCTTTGCATAGTGAGTAGGAAGACCATAATAACCATCTGGGTATCCAAAGAAAGCTCCTCTTATCTCTATGCATTGTTCAAGGGTATAATCTACATTGTAGTTAGACTTCAGATAATCTTTTAAGCTCTCTGCCTGCATACCATAGATAAGACCAAAGTTAACTCCTTTTGCATCTCTCCTCATTTCTTTGGTTACTTTATCTATAGATACCTTGTTAACAACAGCTGCAGTTTTGGTATGCAAATCTACACCATCTTTAAGAGCCTTTAGGATATTCTTATCATCAGCTAACCAACCCATAATTCTTAGTTCTGACTGGGACAGATCAATAGCTACCAAAGCATACCCTTTATCAGCTATTATTGCTTCCCTTATCAGAGCTGCGAACTCTCCTCTTGCTGGGTAAGTCTGGATAGGAGGATTAAGCATAACTGTCCTACCTGTAACAGTTCTGGTAATAGAAGTAGAAGGGTAGATACGCCCATCTGCTTTTATATACCTCTCTATAGAATTCAAATAGGAAGTAGATACTTTAGATAGCTTTTTCCATCTTAGATATTTCTCTACAAAAGGGTCATGCCTGAAATACTTAAGATGCTCTTCATTTACTTGTATCAACCCTGTCTTAGTCCTAAATTCAGGTCTGGGAACATTCAGCCTGAATACTATATCTCTTACAAGATTAAGACGACTAAACTTGATACCCTTCTCTAAATGAGACATTCTTGTGCTTGGATCTATCAGGTCAGTCATCTGGGACTCAAGAATCTCCATCTCCAGAGTAGCCTTTTGCTGATTCCTGAACAGCACATCTCTATCTACAAGACACCCTTGGTTACTGCATTCCATAAGCATATCCTGAACTGGCATTACAAATTTTTCATAATACCTCTCCAGTACAGGAGAAAAGTCGTTAGATATTACCTCATATGCTCTAAGAGTAGCATCAGTATCTACTCCATTGTAACGTATAAGAAGAGCTTCTTCAGCACCCTCTAAACTACCCCTCTGACCTTCAGCAACATCTTTGATGTTCTTCATCTCTGTATAGAGATTAGCTACATTCTCCAGATTAAAAGCATGATAGTTCTCATCTTTAACATGAGCCATAGAGAGGACATCATATACCTTCCCTCTCATATCTACACCTAATAGATGTTCACAGACATTCTCATCAAAAGGTCTAGCAGCTACTATCTTGTTAATATTGTTATCATGGAGAATACCTTTAACTCTATTCCAGATACTAGAGTTTGGCTTAAGCTCTTTAGCTCTATTAACTACCACAAAAGACTCACCAAACTTCTTGGAGAATGAGACAGAAAGCATTCTATTATTAGGATCATGCACATCTGCATTGATAGTCTCAAAGTCTACTGCCAATAAGTGGTAAGCATGAAGCTTTATAAGGTCACCTAATGTAGCTTCCTTATAATTACTGGTATCAATAGTAGCAGAGATGAACCCAGCATCTATATACTCTTTAAGAGTCTTCATATCTGAATAGAAATCCTTCTCCCTATTAGACATGGTAGAGAACTCTTTATTAGGATAGTTGTTGGTAGCTTCTCTTAGAACTGCTGCAGGATGGATAGTAACGAATACATCACAGCCAAATTCTTCTGAGTAGAAGAACTTACCCCTCTTGTCTGTTACCTTAGACTTGCCAAGTATTTGTTTAAGGGCGTGATTACCAAGTACCACAATGACCTTCGGTTTAATAGACTGAATAAGCTGTTCAATATTAGGTCTACAACAATCAAGACTGGTAGTAAGAGGCTTACCAGTAAGAGCTGGATTACCCTCAAAACACCGCAACGCATTTGCCATATACCAGTCATCACGAGATAAGCCCACTGAGGTCATCACCGAATTGAGCAGTTTCCCACTCTTCCCTTGGAACGGGAGTTGAATTGATACCTCCTCCTTCGCTGGGCTCTGACCTACTATCAGTAAGTTGTTTCCCGTGTTCTTCCCCTTCTGGTAAGGGACTTCCGACATCCTGTACAACGAGCAACCCTTGCAAGTCTCCTTTTTTGCCATTTTTCTCTCCTCCTAGGACGCTAATGAAATCTTTCCTTCTAATCATGATGATATCATTATCGCCTTTTAGTCCTGTTTGGTGGACTACGACCATAGGTATTTTTTTACGTCTATTGTTACGATCACACTGCTCAAACCACTTGATTCCTACGAACTTCTTTACTGACTTGGCTTCTATTGAATAGATATGATGGAATACATCCTCACCACCTAATACTCCAGTTCTCATCCCTTCAAGAGCTTCAGCTGTCCTTCTTTCATGCATCTTCCCTCTATTTCGATTTCGTCTTTGTAAAGTCATCTATTGGGATTCTCCTTCCTTTAGTAGTTCCCATAGGAATTTCTCTATACTCTCTTGCTCTTACCTTACTCATGGTATATACATATGGATATAGTAATTCTCCTAACTTAGTCTTATAGGTACAAGTAACTATAATATCTCCTTCTCCTTCCAATTTGTAGTTAGCTATACCAAAAGATATTCCTCCTGCCCATAAAGGTTCTTTTTGGATATGTCTTGTACTCATTTCTCCTCCTTTGTAAAGTCATATTTCTCCTTACTTAGTACAGCTACGTGTTTTTCTACTTCTTCTTCTGGAATAATATCATCAGGCTTATAAGGAGTAATTGCATTTAAAAGTCCCATACTCCTATTTTCTCTAATATTATCATAGTCTATAAGGTAGATATTCATATTAGTAGTAGCTCTAATAGAAGTAACTACCCCACCACTCACTGTAACAATTACAGATTCCATTTTACTTAATTCCCCCTATTGCATTAATCTTTTCATCTAAAGACATCCCTTTAAAATTACTACCAGGTACTTTATTCTTCTTTTTCCACTGCTCAAAGTAGTTTTTAGCATACCTACGTAATACTCTCCTAGTAATAATAAAGTTAGGATCAAATTTACCCTCTTTCTTAGCCTGATTAATTGTCATTTCTCCTCCTCAAAGCATAGATTAGCACACTTGCAGTTCTTAGCCATAAGCCCAAACTTGTTCTTGCATACTCTCTTAGGCATAGTTCCCTTTGCTGAAAACGTTTTCACTTCCTTAAGCTTTCTCTCCAGATCCTTAATGAAATCCTGGTTGTCAGCATAAGATACTTCAAATACCTTAAACGGGCTCTGAGAATGTGCTTTAGAGACATAAATAACATACCCTTTCTCTACGTTCATTTTGGTTTTCATCTCTTTAGCCATCCACATATAGATAATTAACTGTAATATATGGATAAGAAGAGGTTCAGTAAGGTTCTTGAACTCTTCCCCAGAGATACTCTTTACTTCTGCTATGAAATACTCATCATCCAGCTTAAGTATAAGATCACACGTTCCCATTATCTTTATCTTATACTTCTTTACTTCCAGCCTTACTTCCTTAGCCCTTAGTATCTTCTCTAATGCCTTACCTGTTATTTCATGAATAGCATGTCCTATCTGAAAGGTAAGAGCAAGACCAGGATACATATCCATAGGATGGTTATAGCCAAGATCACCCTTGACCAGTATGGCATATTCTCTGGGGCAAAATCCCTTACTAAGAGAAGATGCATGGATAGAATTGCCATGTCTGCCTTTTGTCATATCCATAATACCCTTCCTAAGAGCATTACGGATAAGACCTACGTTATCTACCTGCTCAAATTCAGAGTCTAGGATAAATTCTGTCATAGTGGCTCCGTAAAATAAGATGCTAGAGTAGTTTTATACCCTGCAGCTGAAAGAATAGGATCGAACAATACATCTATTATCTCCGTTACAGTCATACCATCTAACTTACTCTCTATGGTATAAGTCCCATTCTCATCTTCAAATGTTATCTTAGTCATTATCTGCCTCCTTGGACTTACTCCAAATAACCTGTATACCTGCTTCTTCCAAGTTTGCTAATACATCATCAAGTATTTCACCGTCTGTTTCTGCAGAAGCATCTACTATAAGTAGATTAACAAAAGCTTTCATACTACCTCCTTGGATACTTCTTTAAAATCTTGGTTAAAAACCAGTGGTTAACAAGGACTACATTAGAGTGTTCTACAGTAAGATCGTGGAATTTCTTCCATGCACCCCTCTCCCATATACCCTTTACTTCTACGAAAGTATAATAATCAGGTAGATAGTAGTCAGGAACATACCCTCTTAGGATATAAGCCTCATACTGATAAGCAATATTGTGGTCCTTAAGAAAAGATTCAAATGCTCTTTCATAATTACTTCTCCTGCCTTCTTCTGGTACATGAGGGTTTTTGAGTATTGCATAGGAAAACATCTCTTTAGGTTGTAAGAAAAGGAATTCTTTAAAGCAGTTAATAGAGCAGACATTAGGGATAAACTCATTCCCTTTGTCTACTATACGGGTATAAGGCTTCTCACACATCTTACATAACTGCTTCATGAGTGATCTTCTTCTGCTAAATTAGGATTTGTAGCAGGTGTTGCTAAAAGTGGGCTCCTCCCTCTTCTTGGACCAATATTCCAGTCACTTATCATGCCCATATTATCATTAAGGTGTTTACTTGTTGCCTTAATTAAGTCATCTTTATTCACTTCTTTTAAGGGTTTATAAGGTTCTTGGTCTCTCTTTAACAGGTTGGGTAGATCCTTTTGGAGTGATTTTATGTCAGGATAGACATAACAATCATCTTCTGTATACTGCCTTCCTACTGCATTAAAGTGGAATTTTATCTGTGTTATGTAACCATTGCCTACTGGATTAAT